CGCCACGGCCAACCGCAAGGCTCGGACCGCCCTCTTTAAGTCGTTCAGGAAGCTTTTCATAGGATTTCTTTCCGACGTTTGATTTGGTGTACTCAGACCCTACGCTCGGCTTGATACCGACCTTCTTAGCGAACGAAGGGTTATGGGCCACCGCCTGCATCAGGCGGAACTGCTCTTTTGATTTGGCTGGCATTTAGGCCACCTGTCCCATGGTAGCGATAACAGAAGGTATCGCAGGATAAGCAGGCGTTACGCTGGCAGGCAAAGCTTCCATCGTCAGGGTTGCGACGGTTGGAAGCCATACGATCTGAACGTATTGAGCCGCGGTAAGCGATAGATAGATGTTCCAGGCTGCAACGCCGTAGCCAAAGATGCCTGCAGACTTTCTTGCAGGGATCGTGATCTGAGTGGCTGAGTTTGCAAGGTCAGAGCCATTGACCCGAAACCAGATCGTGACATCTTCTTGCGTGTTCTCAACGTTCTTAAACTGGGAACTAAACTGCAGGTTATAGATGCCCGTATTGGGAACCGTCAGGCGGCTACTGCTAACAAGCGTCACGCCATCAGCAACATCTGTTGTGCTGAAGGTCATAACCGTGCCTGCAGAGATGCTGCCAGTCTGATCCAGTGAGCTACTGAAGGCGCCGTAGGCTGCGTCATAGGCCCTGATGGAGTCGAGCGTAGCTTTGACGTTGGCACCGCTTTGGACCAGAGGCACAAGCTCCGCACCCGTGAGGGTAGCGGCTGATGGCATTGCGGAAATCTTTTGGTCGCTCACGAGGCCTCCAATACGATCTTGCTGTTGTCTTCCTGAAGGACGTACCCTGGGGTTGTCTCATCAAGAATGTAGAAGGTGGTTGTAGGCACTGCGCCATACATATCGACCACGCCGTTATCGCCAACGTCCAGGCCCCAGTCTGTGCCACCAATGACGTTTTGAGCCCCTACGCCACGAGCGAACCCGTCTGACGTATTGGCTTGATTAGCAACGCCGGTGTAGCCGACGATGCCCATCAGATACCCGCTTGGATGAGATTAAGCGTGGCAGTGCCCGATCCTGAGTTCACCAGGACCTTGATACCAGTCACTGGGAAGGCGTAGTTGCCATCAGCGTTGGCCGCCAGAGAGGCCACGGTAGGATGCGAGAACCAAGTCGAGAATCCCACAGCGGGATCGTCGAAGGTGTGCTGGACGGTATAGTTGACCGTGCCAGTCACGGTGACACCAAACCCGACGTTAAACGGGCTGATGTTGGTATTCATGACCAGAGCGCTACTCGAGCCAGTCCCTGTCTTTGAAACGGATTGAACTTTCACGTCAGTCCCCAGTTAGAAGCAGGGGCCGAAGCCCCCACTATTTAGCACGCGCCGCCGTAGGCCTTCTTAGCAATCCGACCGCCCTTTTTATGGGTGTCAGCAAGCTTCGTAATGTACGGAGGTTTGGTAGCAGGCACCTTCGGGTACTTCACTGCCTTGCCGTCGTCCTGAAGTCCGCCATTCTTGAACTTCTGGATAACGCCACCGGTTGCGTACTTCTCAATCACGCCACCAGTCTTGTAAGCAGCTACACCACCCGATTTGAGACCTTTATGCGCTTTGGAAGCAGGCTTTCCCTCGTGGGACTTGAGTTCCTTCTTGATGCCTTTCATCTCGGCCATTTCGGCCTTGTGCATCGACTTGGACTCAACTTCGCCGCCCTTCTTGCGCATCATTGGACCGCGCATACCGCCTTTAGGCACGGTCATCTTGGGAGCAATACCGCGACGTGCAGCCATCGGAATACCGCGCTCCGAAGGTGCTGCAGCCTCAGGCATACCGCCCATTGCTTTGCGTTGAACATGGCCACCTTTCTTCAGCTTCAACTCCACTGAAGGCTCGGTGGTCATCATTTTCACCATTGGCTTGAACTGACCCATGATCCGCTCCTTATGCGAACGACTTGTAGACGATCGTCACACGAGCAGCCCCGGCAGATGCCGCGGTACCGGTCTGGCTATAGGTCACGGTTGCATAGTCAACGTCACTTGTGCCGACGTTAGCCCAGGCGCTGAATACACCGGTCGTGGCGACCGAAATGCGGCCAGCAGAGCCAACGGAAGTCGAAGCGACATAAGCAGCAGCCGATCCCGTCTTGCCTACCGTGACCGTGTTGGTCGAGGCGGCATTGAAGGCAGTCGTCACGTCGATGTTGATGTCAACGATCTGAGCGCCTGCGGGGAGCGTGCCAATGGTGACAGCGCCGGTATCTGTATAAGCGATCGTTGCTGTGATCGCTGACAGTACACCTGCTGCATTTGTCACACTGTTGTTGTACGCCATTTTTCTCTCCTATGAGGAGAGGGGCCGAAGCCCCTCGCCGGTTTAGACGCCAGGAGTACCGTACATGGCACGCGGGTCGGTCCAGCCGATGTCATAACGCTCGGTGGCCTTGTAACGCATGGAGTCGGTTTCGAAGTCACCTTCCATGGTCTTTTCAAGGGCACGGCGCATCATCAGCTTCATGCCTTCCGGTGCGTCGGTCTGCACCCACCATGCGGTAGGCGAGGTCAAACGGCTGATAACCGAAGCGCCCTCGGATAGCAAGCCAATCGATTTGATCGGGTTGATGTCGTTGTTTGCGGTACCAGCACGCAGAACGCTCTTGAGCAGAACTTCAGCCTGGAAGGTGTTGCCAGGAGCAACAACCAACTTCAGCGGGTTCAAACGGATCTTCTTGCCGTTGTTGTCAACAGCCTGACGGATCTGGATGAGCATCTGCTCGAGCGACGTTTGCGAAAGGTTCGCAGCGGTCGTAAGCAGGTTGCTGAAGGTGCCGTTAACGATCGGGTGGTTGTTGGCATTCAAGGGAACGCCGTCGCCACCGTTGTAGCCTGCGGTAAAGGCACGGTTGAGCACGTTAGCTGCCAAGGTCTCTTTGGTCTCGACGAGAGACTGTGCGAGGTGCTTAGCATAGACCTGACCAATCCGGATATGGTCGCCGTCTTCCACGAGCACTTTGGTCAGTGCGAAGGCCAAGCCATAGACCTTGTACACATAGCGCTTGAGGAAGAGTACGCCGCCCTGCTGATAGGTGACGGGAGTGCCGTCAGGCATTTCAGGGGCTGCGCCGAAACCATAAAGGACCGGCTCTTCGTGGTAGTTGCGGGGAATACCATTTTGCTCACGGAAAACGGTAGACCATTCATCGGCTCTCTGATCATAAATACCGTCGAACGATTCGTTAAGGATCGGTTCGACAATCGACCGAAAGTCGGTACTGCGCATCGGGGCTGCCATGTTCTAGCCCTCCTTAAGCGATGGTTACGGGGTAAACAACACCTGAAGTGTTGTAGATACCGCCGAACTGGTGTTGCGCAATCTGTGCGCGGACGATGACAAAGTTATCACCCCAAGCGTTGTCGGGATAAGGCGCAATGTCGATGACTCGCATCTGCTTGGAAGCAGTCGTTGCGGCTGCAGTCGTTGCAAGCACACACTGCGAAAGGCCAGTGGTGGTCGAGCCTGCAGTCGTCGAGGCCAGATCATATTCCTGACCGATTGCGGTTTGCGCAAGGGTCGCGTTGGTCTGGATCTCATACACGATCGCGGGATCGGTGTAGAAGTAAGCAACGATTTCAGTCGCAGACGTGTTGGCAGGCCAATAGTTGGATACACGACGACGACCGGTGGTGTCGGTGAACTCAACGCCTGCAAAACAACCTACGAAGGCTTCAGCGGCTGCAGCGGGGACGATAGCGCCCGTAGCAACGTTGATCTTCACAGGCTGACCTTTAAGAATGTTCGCGTTGTAACCAGACGCGATGCCGTTAGCAAGGGCTTGAGCACGATCCAACCCGCTTGGGTGGTATGCCGGCCGCATGCCAAAGGCTGCAGAGGTAGCACTCATGTTTTAGACTCCTGAGGTCTCAACCCTGGAATACCGGGGGTCGAGTTGGTTGATCAAAATTCATCCCGTCGCCCTCAACCATCCCAAGCCGTCTGCCGTTTGAGTCGCGGGCGCCTTGCAGTTGCTCGACTTGCACCCGGATCTTTTCCTGCTCTTCCAGGGGCGCCTCGAAGTGTGCTTGCGTCATGTAGTCCTGATAGATGTCCATTGGAAGCTTGAACAAAATCATTTCGTTACACGCCACAAACCCTGCAAACTCGCCTGCTTTCACTTTTAGATGCTCAAAGCCGGGAAGGTCATCAGCTTTAACAGGCTCGTAGCCCAGGCGCATCCGCTTGTGAATCGGATCATACGAATTGGTAGTCGATAGCCAACAAAGGTGGAAGCCGGGAATCTCCGGCGGTGTCGGGAGAGCCTCCTGTAGCCACTCCGACCGGAACATCTTCCGACGTTCCCCCGCAAAGGCAAAATCTGCCTCAGGTGCGTCACGCTGTCGATCCTCGGAAGCCCGAGAGCGTCGGCCAGCGTCAGAATTCTTTTTGAGCCTATCGTCCATGATTATCCCTTTCTCTGTTCACGGTCAAAATCCATGAAGCGCTTGATCATTTTCATGCGCTGTTCCTTGTTGTCCCACATTCCAGCCTCTTTGATGGCGGCGACTCGTTGCGGTGAAAGCAAAAACTCGTTGCCACTTCCAGAGGTGCTCGAACTAGAACGTTCAGAACCCGTTACAACAGAGCGAGGTCTCGGTCGACTGTTGCTCTTGCCTTGATTGTAACGATGAGGTAGGTACTTTGACAAGCGTTCATCAAGCTCGTCCCAATACTCTTCGGTTGATGGGTCGTAACCCTCTTCAGCCATGGTTTTATCGATCTGCAAGGCGATCCTCGAGTCGGTATCTCGACCCTTTGGGTCATACCAGCGGTTGTTAGCCATCCAATTTGATGCAAGACGCTGCATATCGGGGTCTGGAGGCTTGATTCCCGAGGTTTCGACCTGCTTAGAAGCCTGATGCTTGAGGTTTTGAAGGGCTTCGACCTGTCGCTTGGCCTCATACATGGCCTCTTGGGCCTGTACGACACCATCACCGTCGCCAGATTCGACCGCTTCCTTCAATTTCATCTGCGTCCAGCGCAAACGGACGTCAGCGTCCTCGATAGCCTTCTCCACGCGGGCCATTTCTGCCCCGGAGGTGCGCTTTTCGAGGTTTGCAAGGCGTTCGGCAAGCTCCTGATTCTGCTTTTTGAGCGATGAGATCAGGTGGTGGTTGTGCCGCTTCTCTTCCTTGCCTAATTGGCGCTTGAGTTTTCGCTCTTCGCGTCGTGCTGCACGAATAGCTTCGCGTTCGGGATCAACATCTTCGTCGTCGTCATGACTTTCAGGCGCTGCAAATCCATTGTGCTCAGAAATATCAGGCGGCGGAGGGGTTTGATCGATGGGCTCCATGTCATCAGGCAGTTGGACAACGGCTGAGCCGTCGTTTGCCTCCTGGACACTAAGCTGCATCTCTAATTTGTCGCTTGCATTCACGGTTTTCTCCCAAAACCTAGATGTAAATGTGCATCGTCAAGGGGTCCATCGTGACCTTGGCGATGATTTCATGGTCGTTGAAGATGCAAAACAGGGCCTTCTCATCGCTCCCAGGTACCGAGACTTCCCATCGGTCCCCGCCCCACTTGGGTACGCGGACAAAATCGCCGATTTCGCACCATGAGCCTTCAGGCCATGGGTCCATCGAGTCACGTTTACGGAAAGCAAGAGGGCCAACCGAAATAACTTTAGCCACTTGGCTGTTCCACTTCTCAACTTCTTTGGTCTCTTCGACCAGGACGATGCCCGAAGACGTCGTTTTCTTCTTGGGCGACTTGATCTGCACGAGCAATCGAGCGCCTAAGGGTGCTGCACCGGGGTGGACTTCAGGAAATGCTTCCCGAATCGCCGCTTCATTCGAAGCGTTAGTCATACTCATTCTCCGTTAAAAGTTGGTCGATAGCCTTCAGAGCTTGTTCAAGCCCTCGGTATTCACCTACGAGACGTTGATAGACCTCGTAACTGTTGGCATTACCGTTCGCCAAGGAGGTTGCAATATCTGCCTGCAACCCCTTGATGATCCCGATAAGCTGAGAAAAGTCGTTCATTTACGCTTGGCTGATTTCTTCTCTTCAGGGCGTAGGTTGGGGGACTCATCCTTCTTCTTGCTGGGGCTGCCGCCGTGCTTAAGTTTCTGGCCGGTCAGCTTCTCGCCCATGGCAAGGCGTTTGTGCATGTTGATTGCTTCACTCATGTTTAAGCTCCAAAGGTACGTTGCGCAGCCTCTTGTGCGGCCATAGCGGTCCGCGCTTGCTCCTGGGTGAGTGCTGCGTTCTCACCGGCAATTTTTGCCGCCTCGATCTGCTGGCGGGTAAGGTTATCCTCGACGTTCATAGCGATGTCGGCCTGGATCTTCTGGGCGTTCTGTGCAACGTCGGTGTCTTGCTTTTCCTTCTTGAGCATGAGTTCGCCCTGGTCCTTCTGGGCGCGGCGTTGCGTTTCTGCCATGGAAGTTTGAACAAGCGCCTCGACCTCTGGCGGTACCGGAGGCTTGGGCGCCATTTGCTGGGCCATCTGCATGAGTTGCTGCAAGATGGGCATCATCGGCTCAAAGGTCTCAGCCGAGTCGATATGAACATGTCGGGCGACAGCAGACATCAATTGCTGGGCTTCTGCGAAGATCGGTGCGACCTTCAGCGTGTCCATATCCTTGATCTCAGTGGCATTGATGTACTCGTCCATGCGCTTGAGGTACCAGAGCGTTAAGTGCTGCTTGATGTGCTCTAGCAAGGCAGGGATGAGCTTCTGGCCAATGATCGGGTTCATGCCGTAGACCGGGTCCATGGCGTACGACAAATGCGTCTGCAAGTGCGCTATGTGGTCTTGGTTCGGGAAGGCTGCAACAGGCTGCCCAAGCGACATGGCTACGTTCTCGAGCGCAGGATTCATCTCCTTGACTTCGCGGACGTCAGGCAGGACCTGATTGATCTCAGGCACCTTCATCTGCTTCAAGATCCGCTTCATGACTTCCCGGCGATCAAATAGGTCGGGATTGTCCTTAGCCAGTGCTGCCAGGGCTTGGTTTTGGGCAAAGCGTTGCGTCTCGCTGAAGATATGCGGATCAGAGATGGGGACGATGTCGGTGTTGCGGTCAAAGTCCTGACGGCCAATGACGAGGTCCTCGACCATGTCGCCCTTGCGCATGTCCTCGAGCCACCAGCGATTGATCCTGCCGAGGACCATCAGCATCTTGCGCATGGACTTGTGCAGTCTCATGTGAATGCTGGAGTAGACCGCGGCGCCCTGCTCGATCAGAGCCTGGGTAGTTCCAACCGGTGCGTTGTTGGATATGTCAGCAATCTTCTCTTCGCTTGTCGTGACAACACCCTTAGCTGCGTTGGTAATCCAGCCCAGCAACTCGAAGAGCACAGGCGACGGCGGATTGAACGGGAAGGGCATAGCGATCTTCTTGATGTCATCGACACCGGGAGCGCCTTCAATCTCTGCAACTTGGGTGGGCTCAACCTGTACGCTCTGGCCTGTTATACGGGCTCCCTTGAGCTTGAGCATGGTCGGTGAGTTGTTGATATGGGCAGAATCCAAAAGGGCTCTCAGGGCCCCTGTAAGGGCCGCAGACAGGCCTCCAATCAACTGTGGCAGACCGATTGCATAAGCACCGCGCCAGGGGATGAACTTGAACTCGATGAGCCAGTCGAGTTTTTGCATCTGCTCGTCGCCTTCTTCCCAGTTACGGTACAAACCGACCACCTGCCGGGACTGCTCGTCAATCATCAGAATGTAAGGCGCAAGTTCTCCGTTCGATTTGTCGTCGTCATCAATCGTAAGGTTGACGTAAGAATGGAAGACACGACGCTCTCCGTCGATGTTCTCGCTGCTTGACTTCTTGCCTTCAATCTTCTCGTTAGCCTTTTGTGCGGCCGTGGGCTCAGGCTCCATGGATGCACGGGTAAAGGTTACATCCAGGTAAAGGTTTGCAGCGATCCGGCGGTTGAACTCTTCCTCGGAGATGTCTTGCATCTCGGTACAACGCTGGGCGGTGTAAAAGCTTGGCGCCGAGAAGGGCAACAGGATCTTGTCGATAGGGACGAACTCAGCGCAGGGGCGCTTCTTTTGCTCGTCATACCAAAGTTTTAGGTACTGACTTCCGCCAAGCGGGAGTTGAGTAGCAAGCTGCTCAAGTTCGTCTCGAAGCTCTTCGATCTGCTCAGTGCACTGCCAGTTCATGAAGTCGCGTTTGCGCTCAGCAAGCTCTTGCTTTTGCTCAGTAACATCGCCGAGGATTTTCGTACCTACAGGGCCATCAGGCGGCATGATCTCTTTCATGCACCGGCTGGCAAAGTCCACGCAGGCTTCAGCAATGACTGGGTGTACAGCCTTGGATGCGCCCTGGAAGGTTGCGCCTCCAGGAGCCTCGTTACCAAGGCCGGAACGTTTTAAGCCTTCCTCGTACTGCTTATCGCGCTCCTTACGGGCTTGCATGTCCTTTTCGAATAGCTCGAGGTACTTGAGTGCAAGGTCGTCCAGGGTGTTTGGATCGACCTTAATCGCAAGGTTTTCATAGAACTGGGGATCTTCCTCGGGGCCGTCGTTCTCGGATATGCGGACAACCGCTGAGCCGTCCTCGAGTTCTTCGACGTCGGGCTTATCGTCAAATAGCTTGTAGATCGTCTCGTCGCCCTCGGGGCTTTCCTCAAGGGGCAGATTCATTTCGATCGCCATGATTTCCTCATCATTTCAAGACGCATAGCGTCGGTGTCAACTTGCATTCGATTCAAGGGACGGCTCTTGGAGGACTTTACGGCCCCTCCACGTTTATACGGGATAGGGGCACTGAATTTCTCACGGATCTCAGGCGTGATGTCAAAGCCGATCTGGTCCATGGACTTTGACTTGCTGTACAACTCGTCAAGGTATTGCTCGGCCCTTTCAAGGCTTCGGAATCCAGGATGATCTGGTATCGCAATGTCGGTGTCGGCGTCGACCACGTAGTACCGATCGCCTTGCAACGAAACATCAAGTGGTCGCTGTTGCGTGATGCCGGGGATGGTCCGGACATTGTCCTTGCCCACCAAGGCCTTGAGCCTGCCGGGGATAATCTCGTCGTAAAACTTGCGCATCCCTGCTTCAGTGGACTCGCCATCGGCACCTTGCGGAAAGCGCAGGTAGGACTTGTAGCCGTCAATGAACGCAACGCGGTCGTAGCCCTCATCGACTGCACGCTTGATGATGTTTTTCAGCGATAGGTCAACCCACTCGTTAGTGTTCTTAACGAAAGGTCCTTGCGGAACATCCTTGCCAAAACCTTTTTTGCGACCTTCTTGCGCCCAGTCAGACTGAAGCTCTTCAATGAAAAGCACGTTCTTGTTGTCGGCGTCCACACGGTCATTCATCCTGATATGGGATATGACGTTGGGGTCCATCCAGTGCGCCGATCGAAACTCAGGATTTGCCTTACGCGAGGCGAAGTCAATGTCGTAAGCACTTAGCTTATCTTCAGGTCGAGCATTTAAGATTACCCGCGCCTCTTCCTCGCTGACCCTTTTAACCGGTACTTTGAGCAAGACCTCGCGGTAGTTCTTGCCCCCAGGCTCTTGATACTCGTGAAATTCAGTCAGCCGCTCCCCAGGCTTGGTGCCATAGCTGTGGGTCCGGCTGAACTTGTTGATGTCCTCTTCGGCCTTCATCGCAAACTCAGCCGCGTCCAAATCGTTTTCCGCAAGGGCCTTTTGATAACGCTCATCGGCAATCTTGCGCAACTGATTGATCTGCCTGTAGTCATTGACATTCAGGTCTGGCATATGCAGGTTGGCAAACCCTTTCATGTAGGGTGGTATGACAGATCTGCTCAGGACCACTTCCTCGACGTCGGGCATGGTGCCCTTGGTCATGGCCTGGACCTCTTCACGCGTGATGTTGGGCGCGGCAGCAAGCTTCTGAGCTAGGCCTGCATCTTCGAGACGCTGCTTGCTGATGCCTGCCTTGGTGAACTCGTTGAGGAAGGCCTGCCCTGGTCCTTGCTTGCGCTGCAAGGTAGTGGCCGTCTCTTCGATCGGGTTGTAAAAGCCAAGCTTGCTAACCGGTGCCGTGACGTTCATGGGCGAAACAGCACTGAACGCACCAGCAAGCGGGCCCTGGCCCATCATGGCTTGGTCGATCGGCCTAAGCATTTCCTTGCCGGCAGTTTTTGCCGCTTGCTTTGTTGCCGCTGTCACTCCAGGCATGAGCGACGCTGTCCATGCTTGCGGGAGGATTGGTGGCAGCTTAGAGGCCTGTAAAGCGCTCTCAAGGCCTTCTAATGTGGCCGAGGCATACTCAGGGCCAAGCTGGGTCCTGAAGGGCCTTATATCGCCTGTAATGAACTCCTCAGAGGCTTCGCTTGCCCTTTGCAAGGGGCTGGTGTCTCGAGGGTCGCCGCTCTTGATTGCTTCCTTAACGAAGGTCCCTGCGCTGACAGCAGGAGATACCAGAGCGCGGCCAAAGATAGGTGCAAGCGTTGCCGCTGTGTCTATGGCTCCTGCCACCCTTGGGTAGGCGGCTTCGATGTCCTTCAAGAGATCGCCTTCGCCGTAACCAGGAAGCGAAGAGACGCCTCGCTTGGGCGTCTTGCCCATGAAGCGATCGCCGCCATTGCTCATGCGGATTAGACCACCGTCAGCCTTTTGGGGGACACCATCAATATCAAGCATCTTGATGTTTTGCTCTTCGCCAGGGAACACAACGAAATTGCGGGTGCCTTGCTTTGCATCGCGGGAGGCTTGGTCAAGGTACTGAATGCCAGGTATACCCTCTTGCAACAATGATTTGGATGCGCCAGGCTGCAAACCACCCCTGGTGGTGGTCATGGCCTGATACAAATCCTGCCCAGTCAAGTTGCCGATCTCTTCATCTGTAATGCTTGGAAACCCAGCCGATTTCCGCTGTGGGTCGTTGAAAACTTTTCTTGCAACCTGCATGGCCGCTGGCTGCTGGCTCAGTGGCTTATCCCAATCAAGCATCTGAGCAATCTTTTCATCTGGGATGTCAACCTTGTACATCCCTCCGACCTCGGGCAAGTTTTTCGCATACCAACTCGCAAAGTCTTTGGCGGCTTTTGCATGCGCCGGGGTATACCCTTCGCTGATATTCGTATACCGTTGCAGAATTTCCTCTGGAGACCTGTGCATCATGGCATCCTCAAGGATCTCCATGGTCGTGTAGTCTCTTCTTGCTTCTGCTGCGTTGTACTTTTTTAACAGTTTTTGTTCGTACTGAGGGGATCGTGGCTGATATGTTTTTGCTACATCAGGATTCTCAGCAAAGTACAGCCCATAGCCATAAGCCTGGGCACCTTCACCCGTGCCGATCTTGCTGGCGTCGAACTTCTTGAACCTGTGTGGTGAGCCATGGTAAGCAATCAGTTGCGCAAGGCCTGGAACTTGATTGGCCTTAGCGGCGGCCGAGGCGGCGGCAAATGGCGTCAGGCTTGCAACGAGATCGCCGAGCACACTTGCAGTCTCGCCACCGCGGTAGGCTGACTCGAGTGCCTGAGCCTCAGGGTCCATGACGCTGAAGCTGGGGTCCATGCCCAGATAACCCTGAATAGCTTGCCGTGCTTGTCTGGCACCCGCAACAGGCAATACGCTCTTGCTTTCCTTAGCGCGGTCTGTAGCGCGTTTAATGCCCGGTGGTAACTTTCCACCGTTGGATAGGCCTTTAACACCTAGGAACTTAGTCAGCGGATTCATTTGACTCGACCGCCTTTTTTGTAACCAGCCTTTTGAAGCTTGGTAAGCAGTTCTTCCGACAGGAACTGGGATGGCGCATAGCCTCGAGTCCAGTCCATGTATCCAGGCTGTCTGCCCTTCTCGGTAAGGACCTTGTTGATGAAGTCTTCCATGAGCAATTCACGGGGAGCGGGCGTGAAGTTAACGCCGAGGTCCTCGCCCTTGAGGATGGTCGGGAAGGCTGGGTGAAGGTCAGGCCTGTCCATGACTTCGCCGCTTAACTGGAAGAGGCGGTTGCCAAGCGAACCCGTCGGGGTGTCTAAAAGCGCTGGGTCTGTCGTGCGCTGAATGATCCGGTCGTAGTCGAAGATCTGGCCCTTCTTACCGCCAACGCCGATACCGCCCATGACGTCAGCAGCGGCTGCACGTTTATCGAAGGTGTCGACAAGCTTGCGGAACTTCCTGGGGTTCGTAATGTCGACGTCTTCCGGGAATAGGTTCTTGCCTTCTTTATCGACCACTGAGGCAAGCTTTGCGTTCAGGGTGTCCTTGAGTTCAGGCGAGAGCTTCTCTTGCTTGATACCGCCCATGAATTCCTTGTAGAGGCGGTCAAAGACCATCTGGTTTGACTTGTGCTGCGTCGGTGTTCCGAGCATGGTCGTCCAGATCGCTTGGCCTTCAGGTACGCGGCGATTAGATCCTGCAATGGTCTGAGCGACTCCAGGCGTCTTAACGCCCCATGCAGCCTCGGCATAACGTGGATCAGTTAGCTGAAGGCTCGAGAAGCCTGGGCCACCAAGAAAGCCCTCGCCTACTTTAGTCCTGTCAGCCTGGGTGATCATCAGCGTCTTGCCTTCGTGCTTACCCAAAGCTTCGGACGGCAGGATCAGGTTGGGCCTGTTGATCTCCATGATGCGCCGCTCAACATCTGAGGGCATGTCGGTGCCTGTCTTACCCTGGAAGCTTTCTCCGGGCAGGGCTTTGAAAGCTGCCTTTGCCGCTCTGCGTGCAAGGCCACCGCTGGCCATGGCAAGGCCTCCCTCTCGAAAGGCTTGGCCAGACATGTCTTGCGCTGCGCTGGTGTCGTAAATTGCATACGCTTTGCCAGTAGCGTTAGGCATCTCAGTGCCTGCAAAGCCAGCGTCTAGGATCTCCTTGCGGATCATGTCCTTGCCGACTCCTGGCTTGGCCATGGCCTGCCTGCGCAGAAGGTCGTAGTAGTCGAGGCCTTCCATCTTGCCTTGAGGCGTGTCGTACATCCTGTCGAACATCAGCAGGCGATTGCGATCGACATCAACGGGCGTGACGTTAGCTCCAGGCTGATTGCCTGTGAACTTATTAGCGTACCGGGGAAGCTCTGCCGTGTAGAAGGCTCGACCCATTGAGGCGTGAGGATCTGCCCTTGAGATGTCGAACTTTCCTTCGATGGGCTCTCGCTGGCCAGAGTAAACACGCATGAGATCCGGCTTAAGGATTTCGCTTGCTGGCGGCGGAGCCTTTGGGAGTGCGGACTGAACCTTCTGGTTAGCAGCCATCTTGGCCATAACCTTTTGCAGCCCACCAAGTGGATTAGGCATAGGTATCCCCGGGAGTTTGTAGGGATGATACCCAGTAGGGCTTGCAAAGTCTATCCATGAGCACTATGATTGCGTCGTTGTCGTCGAAGTCAACAACTGTAAGGCCACTTACTCATGCGTCTGCCCTCTTAACCGAGGGACTTCGACCAGACGCAGCAGTAAGTGGCTTTTTTGTTGGCATCACGGATCACAGACCAAAGTTAGCTGTGACCCAAGTGGGACTCAGAACCCAGCCGAAACCGATAACTGGCATAGCAAGACAGGCGTCCACAGTCACGATCCGGTGCTATGCGAGAGCGGTAGGATGAAGTTCAAGCCGCGGCCATGCCGAAGACTCTGGTGGGAACTTGACCCTGGTGCAAGGGGTTGCAGAGTCCAGCTTACAAGCGCACCGTCTTGTGAGCCGAGCAGCGTGTCCCATCCGAGTGGATAGCTGAGGGCGGACCCAAACCTCATTCTCTGGGGTTGGGCCTCCCTTCGCCCGGAACCCTCCGTTGGATAGGTTTCTAACCTATACCGTAACTTAGTAAGGAGAGGGCTATGCTCAAGCCGCATACGGATTCACCCGCTTAGGTCTGTCTTCAGCGTAAACATCATCGTCTGGTGGCGGTGGATCAATATTCAGCCAGCCCATGTCTCGAAGGACTCGCAAGGCCTGAGAGACGGTATCCACGAGGTCGTCATGCCTGACTTCAGGGAAGGCGCATAGCTGGTTAACGAGCGGCTCAGCCCAAGACCTGGGATGATCTTCGTTCTTCGTGCTCTCAGGGATGTAGACCTTGCCTGCCTTGATCAGTGGCGCAATCAGGTTGACCCGCTGGACTTTGTCGGCGCCCCCGGGATTGTATGACCTGCAGGGTATGTGGGCACGCCCCAGGTCCTGCAGGAGGGAGATGCCGGAGGACTTGTCTTCAACCAGAACCAAGTCAGTCTTCTTGCCTTGTCCAAATTCATTGGGGTCCCCGTAAACCGTGCCAAAGTCTTCAATGACCTTCTCCTTTAAGTCCGGGTACTGCAGGTGCTCTTCCCAGCAGTCGATCAGCATGGCACAGAAGCCTTTGTCTTCGCTGGGCTTGAAGATTCCCCATACGCTACAAGCTGAGGGGTCGTTGATGGTCTTCTCGGTATAGGCGCCGTCATAGGACTGCACAACGAACTCAAACCGCGGGAAGGGCTTATCTGATGGCCAGAGCTTGATCCAGTTGCGCTTGATGATCCCAGCCTCTTCGGGGTCGATGATCTCAGCGTGGATCTCCTGACGTCCTAAAGAGGTTCCCTCGTACTGCAAGATCTGCTGCTTGAACGTCCCGGCGAGGTTGGCAAGGTTGTCGTAGGTCGACGCCTTGGTAACGATGACGTCTTCGCCTTCCCGGTCTAGCAGGTCAATGATCAAGGGCTTAGGCTTAGGCGTAGTGGTAATTATGATTCTTGGCTTATTGCCCAAACGGACCGAGAACATGATCTGGTCCCAGGCTGAGTCCAGATACTCCCAGGCTGCGAGTTCATCTAGCCATGCGGTATGCCATTGCGGACCCCGGAAGCGCTCGGGTTCTGATGCTGGTATGCCTTTGATCAGGGAGCCATTCGTAAGCACGATCTCATGCAGGCTCCTCGTGTACTTCACCCGGATCTCCTCGGGCATACAGTTAAGCAGCCCTGACTCGCCCTCAATCATCGTATCTCTGATGTCTGCCGAGGTCGGCCCCGAGATCAAGATGCGGATGTTTGGCGTCGTCCAGGCTGTATGCCAGACGTCTTCTGCAGCCGTCCTGGTCTTGCCTGCGCCCCTTCCTGCAAGAAGAAGCCATATCGTCCACCAGTCGCCTTTAGGCGGGATCTGGTGAGAGTGGGCCCTCATGAGCCACTTCATCCTGGCGTAGAAGGCTGCTGATGCCTCCGGAGGTAGCTTCTTCAGCAACTCCTGATGCAGGGCAAGCTTGGCTTCAATCCGCTTTGCTTGACTTGCTGTCAGCATGCTGGCGGATGCCGGTCAATTCATCGATCAGTGATTGTGCGACGTCCATAACAACGTCAACCTGGAGCGGTCCTTCATCCTTGCCGGTGACTTCATGCTTTGTCCGGTCGGTGTAGTCCTTAGGGAATCTTGCAGCCATCGAGCGGGACCAGAGCGAGGTGTTCAGCGTCACCCCATCCTTGGTCTGCTTCAGGTGATCCTGGGCTATATCCTCCCACCATTGCAGGGCTAATTCCTCTGCATACTCTATGGCGTTTAGAAATTCTTCGTGGACGGAGCACCAAGTCCACATGGTCTTTCTCGTCACCCCTATGGTCGCGGCGATCTGAGCCTTGCTCTTACCTTGGCGGCCCATCTTGATAACCAGTTCGCAATATTCGGGCTTGTAGTCGGTCGGTCTTCCTGCTGGCATTCTGATTTTCCTTCAAAAATCAAGCACTTACATATAGGATACACGAAAAAAAACCCCCGGGGAAGGGGGTTAATCGTCGTGAGCCTTGAGGAAACTCACGGAATCACCAGGAGGACACAGGGAAAACAGCCCATAGTTTACCCTGTATTAGCGACTTTGGGTGATCGTTCCTCCGTCCAGAATTCCTCCTCGCACTGCTTGCATTTATGTCGGCGCTCTACGAAGTAGTAATGCTTCTCGGGGTTCCAGAATGTTCGGGTCTCGAGGATCTTAGTCTTGTACCCCTGACCCTTTGGGGTTCGGCAATAGGGGCAAATCATATGTCATCTCTGTGGGTTAAAGCCAAGCCGACGCATACCCAACTCGATGAGCATTGCGGCGTCCTCAAGGCGATTTTGACTACTGCTCATGCCGGTCTGCCATTCGCCGCCTACGCGTTTGCCGACAATAGCCACCGTGACGACCTCCCCAGACTTGGCATCTTCCAGCCACTGCTCCAACATTTCTATGACATCAGAGTTGTCAGGGGTTGTAGCTTTGATGAACGGTTTGATGTTGTTTGTCATCTGTCTCCCCTTGCTCGTATGGTGCCTTCGCTGTAGTCGGGACGAACCCACTCGCTTTTTGCCACGGCGATGCAGTCGTTCGAATCCAGCATGTAATCGCCTTCGGTGACGCAGTAATCGTTTTCCTCTTTGATCGCCTTGCAGATGCGCTCACGCTCGGCAGCAGCGACAAGGGCGGCGAAGCGTTCAAGTTCTTCCGGAGTAAGCACCACGAACTCGTTTAAGTACGGGTCTACTTTGTCCTTATCAGCAACTTCCCGCACCATGCGGATGATTTGTTCGCGGTCCATTATTTTCCCCTCGCGTTTCTAATACGTTCTTCAATCTGCCAGTCCAACTCTCTCAACAGGTCCTCGATCGTGTCGCCACGGCCGGTTGCATAGCCGCGACTGATCATCCACTGGGCAACTTTCTGCCGGTTGACAATCATCGCAACCGCGGCCCAGGTCTGAGCATCGTCCGCCTCGAGCCTGTCCATCAGGCCCGTGCTTTCCAGGTACGACTTTGGCTTTTGGTGCATGTTGTGGTCGCCGCTCACGCTTGACCCCTTGCTCGAATAGCTGCGGCCAAGTTGCTACAGGTGTTCGCGTGTTCCATAACGATCCCGTCATGGTCGTCGAATTGCAGCGATATGCTGTTGAAGTTCTCTACCGCAATATCACAAAGCCTTGCGCAAGCCTCGCGCTCCTTGGCCACCGCCTCAGCGATCAGGCCGTCAATCCTGGCCTGCTCTTTCAGGCGATTTTCCTGTTCTTTGCGCAGCTTTTCCTGCTTCCAGGCTTCATGATCCCTGTGCATCCTGCGATATTTATAAACATACGCAAGCTTGTAGCCGGTCTTCTCGGCTATTTCCTTAGGCTTCAAGCTGGGGTCCTTTACCATCTCCCGAAGTTGATAGTAAGGCTTCATATCTTCGCTCATATGCGCTCCTTGATCATTTTTTTAATGCGTTCTGCTTCTGTTTTTGGGATCTGTGCCGTGTCGATAATCCTGCATACCGAGTCCCTTTCCATGCTCAGCAGCAGGTTTGCAAACCGATCGAGATCTTGCAGGTAAGCTATGTAAGCCACGTCCTCGATCGTGTCTTTAAGGCCTGCTTCCGAGGCTAGGTTTCGAAGTCTTTTATCGTCCATCGTCGATCTCCACCGTGATTTTGTACTTGCGGCCATTCTCACCCTGGACGCGAACGATCTTCTTGGAACTTAGGTATGCGCCCTCCGGCGTGAGGTCCAACTCGATACCGGAAGGGTCCTTCATGAGCCCGTTCGGGTCCCTTTCCAGGGACTCGAAAACGAGCGCGGCAATGTAGTCGCAGTAAATCATGCCTCTATAGATGTTATTTATGGTGCTTGCTGTTTGCATTTGGTTTCTCCTGTTTCTCACAGCGACTTGCTGTAGATAGGATTACAGCACGGTTTTTTATCCTGTTGGCTTATTTTCTTTATCCAGCCGACGAACGGTACGTTGCGCCCGAAGAGTGCCGATCATCAGCGCTGCCTTGGCCTGCAAGTCCTGCTCCGTAATCCCGTAATGCTTAGGGAAACCTTTGGTTCCCAGGCCGTGTACGCCCGTCTTCCCCCTATGGTGCTCCGGGCACAGAGGGATGGCCTCGAAGTGCGTAGCCTTCCTGCCCATGCCTACCCCTGACCGAGGGTGATGGATCTCGGCCGGAGTCCCTGGCGTACCAAGATGGGCGCAGAGAATGCAGCCGATCTCTGATAGATCGTTGAGCCACTGCTTCTCGTCCTTGGTCATCGGATAGCCCTGTGGACACGCTGATTGCGGCCGCTGTTGCCCTTCCTGCGCTCTCCTGTATCTTCAATCCAACCCTTGCGCATAAGCGGCGCTAAGCGCGGTGTAACGGTCGGAGCAGCGTCAGCGGGGAAGTGCTGAAGGATCTGGTCCTTGATGCAGCCGTCTTGGCCGTAGGACTGGATAACCTCGAGGACCTTAGACTCCATGGCATTCGGATCAAAGGACTTAGCAGCGTCCTGGCTGGTGTCGGGATCGGTCGCTCTTGCGAAGGCTAGAGACGACACGCCGAAGAGGTCCTGCTGCTTGTTTGGCTGGCGCTTTTTCAGTGCTGCATTCCAAGCGGCCTGCCAGCAGTTTGCAAGCGTCATTTCAATCGATACCGTGGTTTGATACCACTCACGGTAGGCGTCACGCATTTCAGGTGTATTGGCCCAGGTTCTCATATGCTTCATCCAGTTTTTGTTTGACGTTCGGTGGGATCTTGGGCAGAGGCGCCCAAGCGATAAATACTCGGCTCCAGGTCCCGATGCAGGCAACGCCTGCCGGGTTAAGCAGCAGCATCTTCGAGCCAAGCGGTGGCGGGTCCTCTTCCGGATCTCGCCATTCGCAAATGCCTGCTACATGCTTCATAGCATTGCCCAGGCAAGCACCGCATACACCAAGCCGAATAAAGCGCCGCCTAAAACGAGTGTTGTCGTGTCTGATTTCATGATCTCTCCTTGTTGAATGATGTTCCGCACTTACCGCACCACCACCATGTCCAGCCCCATCCGTTGTCGTGGAACTTTCCTTGGGTATGGCCTTCCTTTTCGCAGTCCTCGACCAATTGCTTTCTTGCTGGGTTGTAGACCTTCCGGTCGTACTCATCCATAACCTCTTTCATCTTTTCCTGTCGCGCCTTGTCGATCTCATACCTGCGCGTCCATATGTTCTTGTCGCTCATTTAATTCTTTCGGTAGTAGTAAGCCCAGGCTCCGCGATCCAGGCGTCGTTTGAATAGCGAGGTCTTAGTGACCAGACCCCTTCCCTCGAGCGCCCTTATCATCTTCAGGGCGTTTTGCGGAGTGCAACCGAACTCGTTGGCCAAGTCTTGCAGGGACTTCCAGTCGCTGAGCGCCTCGAGGTATGCAAGCTGCGTTTTGGTTAACGGCCTTGGCGCTACACGCTTGATGATCAGCTTGCCAAACTGCTTGACCGACTCCTCGAACTCAGGCCGACCCGAGACCATTACCCCAGCCTTCTTGGCAAGCGCCAGAACCTCATGGTTATCCATGGTTCTTCTCCTTTAGCTTGGCTTCAAGGACTTTGCATAGCCAGTTGACTGATTTATCACCTTTAACCATCTCGCACGACAGTATGTCAATCTCCCCATCCGTCAGCCCAACCCACTCACGCTTTTGTGGTGCGGCGTAAAGGGGTTCTAATTCATGGTCAGCAAAAGCACGCGACTTAGTTTTTAGGACAGACAAAGACCCATCAGACCAAGTTTTCAGCCACGCCACCGGCTCTTGTTCACGTTTTGCCTTTTCATCGACACGTTTTTGCGATGTGTCGTCAGCATCGACAAGTGCTTGGCGCAGGGCGGTGATAGCGTTCTGTTGTAACGTTAATCCTGATCCAAAGGCAATAATTACTTTCTCCAACGCCTCAAGCGCCAGTTGCATAGCGCTCATGCTTGATCGTTGTCCAGTAGTTTCCATTCTTCGCCCTCCCTCGCTATCTTTTTTGCGTCGTTCATACCGGCCTTCCAGCCTGCAACAAAGGCCATGTAAAAGTGGCCCTTAGACTTGGGATTGAGCCCCTGCAGCTTTGCAAAGGCCTCCCAATCGGTTTGCATACTCATACCGTCACCTTCCCTTCGGTGCGCAAATTAGCCTGCTCTGAGCGCCATACGTCCACCCTGGCCTGGGCGGCGATCAGCTTCCAGCGTAGCTCCTCCTCGATCTCGACTGCTTTTCGGATACCGTCCAAAAGCTCGATGTATTCCGGGTGAGCGTAGGCGTCCCTTTCCTGAGCGTTAACGGTCGTCTCCATGGATGCCTGCATGAGCAAAGCTTTCTTGCTCTTGCGGAACTCCTCAAGATAGATCCTTTGGGCTTTTGCGTCGGCAAACTTCTGGCCATGTTTGATGATGTAATCAATCGCTTGATGCGGGTCATGCTTCATAGATCCTCACTTTCACCATGCCTGCAATTTGTTTGTTTCGATAAATTCTTAAATCAGAAATTTGGTTATCGTCGATCCACACTTGCGCGTGAGTCAGGCTATCCAATAGAGACTTAAGCAAGTTATCAATGTCGCGCTTTCTGCGGTCTGGCGGAAATACCTCGATTTCAATTCGAAGATCATGCTCAAATCGCCTAGCCCCGGATTGAATAATGACTTGTTCAATAATTGCTTTTCTATAAGCGCGACCTTGCGCACTGATAATCACCCTTCCTTGAAAACTTCTCCAGTATTGATTCGTACTTGGCGGCCATGGCAAAGTCAGTTCCATTGCTTTCCTTTCGCTATCAACCAAATCATTTGCTTGCTGACATTAAAATTGTCTGCAATTTTTTTTAAGGACATACCATTAAGAAGCATAATTCTTATTTTCTCCACCTGTTCAATCGTTAATTTTGAATTAACACGGCGGCGACTATTTTCTTTATGAGTTGTAAGCTTTAGATGCAAAACATTGATACAAGATCTGTTATGGCATAAATGGTCGATCTCTAAACCTTCCGGAATAGGGCCTATTTTTTTTATAAATTCTGCGCGGTGAGCGAGAATTCTATTGCCTCCATTCCAAAGGCGGATATAACCAAGCCTGGTTTTTTCACCAATGCCAACGATGCAAGGGCTGGATAAATCGATCATGTCGTACCCCATCAAGGTAGAAGTCATCACAAATTAATTGATGGCAGGTCGGTGATGAAGCGACTTTTCCCCCGCTAAAGGTAGCCATCAATTAATCTTAACTTAAAAAAACCGTCGGCGGCCAGGGAAGGGAGACTTCAAAAGTCGGGGTTGAATCGGTAGGGGTTTGCACCGGCGGCCTCCACAAATTGTTGGGATTGAGCATGGAACCAGAGCCTTAATCGGGGCTCCGATTCACCGTTTCTCTGCTTCTCGCACAAGAGCATGGCGTCAGGCTCGTCCATTTGAACGGGCTGGCCAGCCTCTTGTAGGCGTTCTTTTTTCTTGTTGCGCCAAACCATCCAGACGTTGTCGACTTGGTCGGCAATCGAGCCTGAGCCCTTCATGTCGACTTTCTGCGGGACCTGCTCGTCGGTCTGACCCTTGCGGATATGGTGAACAAGATGAACATGAAGTCCTGTATCGCGTGCGAGGTTTGTGCAGTCCGAGACAAAGTCCTTTTGCGCGTTGAAGTCGTCTTCGCCTGCAACGCACTTCATAAGGCTGTCAACGAAGTAATCCTGGATCTTGTACTGCGTTGCAGCAAAGTGCCCGACCCCGATAACTGCTTTGCGGTTGACCTCGCCCTGCTTGTCGTAAAACCACAGCTTGTCACCGACCCAACGTGAGAAATTCTCGTACTGCTCCACTGTTGGGAACCTGGAGTTCGTGAACTGCCGGACCATTCGAGTCAGGGTCGTGACCGGCTTCATCTCGAAGCTTGCAATCAACGCCTTGCGACCCTGGCTAATCAAGTTCAGCGCGATCATGCCGGTAATCAGCGACTTGCCTGAGCCATTGTTCCCGGCGTAGACCGTGACCTCAGCGTCTCGAAAGGCAAAGCGGTCCTTTAGCTTGGGCCAGGGCATGAGTACAGGTTTCGGAGGATCGGACCTTAAGAGTTCAATCGCCTCGCTGATCACGTCCTTGGCCGGTTTTACAGTAACGGCCGCCTCCATCTGGTGGTACCACTCCAGATAATCGACTTCGGGCATCGGATTCATACGTCCACCTCCGAATCCCAAATCAGCGCTGGAGACGTTTCTTCGTAGGTGGCAATGATTCGACCTGCACCACAGAGTTTTAACGCCTCCACGGCCCTAAAAATGGCCTCAGAATTGATTCCTTGGACGTAGACCATTAGGCCTCGAGCCCAACGATAGTCACGATCGGATGGGGAGGCGACCACGACCGGGATCGGCAGGGTCGGGTCAGGGAGGCCAGAGAAGTCCACGAACACAGCGCGGGGCCGGGCCTTGTTTAGCTGGCAAGCAATCACGAATTCATGGCCCTTCATAGCGCACCTGCAAATTGGTCAAGGGGCTTAGGACCCTTCTTGTCTTTAAGCCATTCAGCTTCGAACCCGCGCCAGTTCTTTTCAACGCAAAGCTTCAGGACCTCCTCGACGGTCAGGTTGGCTTTTACGGATTCCACGATGATCTTGGCCAGGGCGGTTTTCGTAATCGGTGCGTTATGAGCCTTGCGAACCCTCAAGAAATCGGACCAGATCTGATCGGACACTTCATCAGGCTTGCCTGCAAGCCCTTTGTCTTTATTGGTTCTTGGTTCTTGGTTCTTGGTTGGGATCTGTTCCGCATCTGATTTCAGATCTGATTTCAGATCCTTTTCAGCTTCCCAACGGATCTGATTCGCACGCTTTGCAGAAGCTGCCTTGGCTTGGTACTTCTTAATTTCCAAGTCAATCCTCTGATGCGTATGTGATTTCAGATCTGAATCGTATGTGAAATAGATCTGAACCAGACTCCGAACGCAATCCTCCTTACCTCGTGCTCCAATCTTAAAAGCAAGGCTTGTAATGTCATCTGGGAGCGGCTTTTCGGTGTCGTAGTACAGCCAAATAAGCCGCAGATAGTAGTAGGACTCTTCGGGTGTTAAGGACGAGGTGTCCTTCAAAAAGTCCCCGATATGGTGGGGGTAAAAGTGCATACCTAAACCTTTCTTCATAAGGTCGTCTTCACTGAGGTTGGGCGTTGGCAGGCGGGTGAAGAGACCGCTTTTCCCTCCGTCGAGGTAGCCATGCCCGTTGAATGGTACTTAGTGTGTCGTTGGTTTGCAATCGGTCAAAGCACCTCGGACTGCGTCACTGACGGCTCCTACGATGATCTCGAGGTCCTTATAGCCACGGCGCTCGTACTCGTCCTTACAGTTCATGATGAGCATGTTCATAGCCGTTGCGTGAAACACTAAAGCGGCAAAGTTAGCGTTAGTTGATTCCGCGAGATTCTCGATATTGTCCAGCGTGTGATCCGTTAACTGATCGGCGTAATCGAATACGCGCTCAAGCGCCTCGCTCATATCTTTAGTGGCCATACAACCCCCTTCTCGTGTAACCGCGGCATGAGCATCATCAACCGATGCAGCGGGATCTTCCCCGTTTTGATGTAGTGGTGGACCGTGCTCGGAGCCACCCCCAGGTACCGAGCGACTGCTCTGGTACCGCCTAGCGTTTTAATCATCTCTCTCGTATCCATGGTGTTAGATTAACCGAACGCAAGTGTTTGCGCAAATACCTATGGAGCGTGCTTGACAAGGGTGTTCGATATATCTAACATCTTCGGTACGGCGCTTTGCCGTGAGAAAAGGAGAAACGATGGAAGATGATTTTTGGTACCAGCAGCAAATGGAAGAACGTGAGCAACGATTGGAAGACGCTTACGAACGTGCCCGAGCAGGTCTTGCAGATGAAGAAGACTGGGCTGTTTTGCGTTACGAACTTGGACTACGAAAGGAAAGAGATGCTACTCAAAGCTGAAGTTAACACCGGTTTTACACCCACCCCTCCAGGCGTCTACATGGGGCGCTGCTACCGTGTCATTGATCTCGGTACGCAAGAAACGACTTGGCAGGGCAAAATCAAACACCAGCGCAAGGTCCTGCTGTCCTGGGAAATCCATGGCGAGGACGATACTGGCAAACCCCTTTTAACGGACGATGGCAGGCCTATGATGGCCAGCAAGCGGTTTACTGCCAGCCTGTCCGAAAAAGCCGCTCTACGGGCCTTTCTTGAGTCCTGGAGGGGCAAGCCTTTTAGCGACGCCGAACTGAATGGCTTTGCTATCAAGTCGCTGCTTGGTCAGTGGGGCATGATCAACATCACCCAAGAGTCTCGAGACGGCAAGACCTACTCGAACGTCGCAGCCGTCATGCCGCTGCCACCGGCTCTCAGGAAGGTCCTGCCTGCTGGCCATAACGCCCTTGGAATCTTCTCAATGGACCAGTTTGAGCCCGACATGATGGATCTCTTCAACAGCTTCGGCAAAGGCCTCCAGGACGTTATTAAGGCCTCGCCTGAGTGGTCCGCCTTGCATGAGCTTCCTGCCAAGCAGGCTACGTCACTTGATGATGCTGACGACGACATCCCTTTTAATTAGAACCGGCCTATAATGGCTCAGTCTACAAGCACAGGAGATTGAGCATGGACGGTTCTAAAAGGTGTTTTAAGTGCAACGACATAAAGCCATTGCAAGAGTTTTACAGGCATTCCGCAATGGCCGATGGTCACCTAAATAAGTGCAAGGCGTGTACCAAAAATGATGTAGCCAAGCACCGCGAAGATAACCTTGACAAGGTGCGTGAATACGACCGGAACCGAGGAAAAAGACAGGAGCGAATCGATGCAACCATTGAAATCACAAAGATCTGGAGACAACAAGACAGGCGTCGATCGGCCGCTCATAACGCGGTTGCAAGGGCAATTAAATCTGGAAAGCTTAAACGCATGCCTTGCGAACGATGCGGCGCCGAGAAGTCGGTTGCCCATCACGATGATTACGACTTTAAGCTGCAAGTGATGTGGCTTTGTCAGCCATGCCATAAGCAAAGACATAAAGAACTCAAACTTTTAGAGGAGTAACACATGGAAAACAAAATTGTTCCTGCAGATAGCCGAATGGCTGAGCGCTACCTCATGCCCACTTACCATCGGGAGAACGTGATGGCCGTACCGTCCTGGAAAAAAGAGGGCGTTTACGTCCTTCCAGGAAATATTGAGACAAGCGCCGAAGAGCTTGTGGTCAACGGGTTTGTCCCGAAGATCACGCCTCTCTGGTCACGTTTTTGGATTGAGGTGCGGTCATGAAAAAGCGCAAACCCATGAGCGAAGAGTCAAAGGCCAGGATCAGGGAAGGCGCTAAAAAGCGCTGGGCCGAATACCGGAGGATGAAAGAGTCTAAGACGACCATTCCCTACGACTTGTTCAAGCAGGTCCAAAACTTGGCTGCGAAAAAAAAGGAGGAGCCCGTGGCTTATATGCTGAAGGCCCCAGGCGGCGATCAATTCCTGGTTACGAAGATCGGCGAACATTTTCGTAATTTCTTGAAAGACAATGGCTTTGAGATTTGGGCCGTCAGTCTGTCGCAAAAGCTATGATCATCAATACCAAGACGGCCGAGTCTGGCCACTGGTACGACAAGGAGGGGAAGCCTGCGTACACAATTGTCGGCAGTAACGGCAAGGTACGCAACACGACCCTCCGAGACGCCAAGAAGTTTGATCTGCTGCCTTCGGTCACGACAGTCATGTCAATGGCTGCAAAGCCTGGGTTGGAGGCCTGGAAGCAACAGCAACTGCTTTTAGCGTCTCTTACCCTTCCCAAGGGCGAAGACGAGAGTCTTGAGGACTATGCCAAGCGAGTGCTCGAGGACTCCCGCAAGCAAACCAGGGATGCAGCCGACCGCGGAACAGCCATTCACGCTGAGATACAGGCCTATTACGAGGGCGATACAACGAAGATCAACGTGCCATACGTCCGAAAGGCTGTTAACGCCATAGACAAGCATTTTGGGGACCGGACGTGGATCTCTGAGGCCTCATTCGCTGCCCCTCATGGCTATGGCGGGAAGGTTGATCTGCACTGCCATGACACGGTTATCGACATCAAGACCAAAGAATTTGCCCCAGGCGATAAGGTGGCGCTGTTTGATGACCATTACATGCAGTTAGCGGCTTATGCGGTAGGGCTCAAGATCTCTCCGCCTCGGTGCGCAAACGTGTTTGTCTCAGTGATCGACCCTTATCCAGTCATTGTGCTTGAGCATGAACCGAAGGATATTCAGCGAGGTTGGGAGATGTTCTCTGCCCTGCTGGCCTTCTGGAAAGTGAAGAGCAAGACAGGCGGTTAAAGTGGGCTGACAGACGGCAGTTGTTTTAGGGGCTTATGCCCCTTTTTCATTTGACAGGTGGATAAATAAGGAGTCAAATACACCTACTGCGACGTGCAGTGAGAAACCGGAGAAACAGATGAAAACAGAAGCAGCAGTAATCGAAGCAGCATCAGTCGACACCCTTGGCGCCCTCTTGGCTCAGATCGCCGACCTGCAAAAGCAAGCCGATGCAATCAAGGACGCAATCAAGGATTCAGCCTCGGCAGGTGGCGCTAAGTCGATCGAGGGTTCGCTCTTCAAGGCAACCTACATCGAGTCTGACCGCTCGGTGTTTGACAAGGCAGCCTTCGTAAAAGCTTTCGGTGCCGAGGTTTACGAGCACTTCACCAAGACGACCGCCGTGTTTTCGGTCAAAGTTACCAGCCGCTAATCAGGAGAACAATATGAAAAGAATCGCGCAAAAATCCCTGCATATCGGCCAACTGGTCGTGCTCAACAAACACACTGATGCTCAGGTCTACACGATCGCCGAGATCGAAGACTTTACGGTCACGCTTATGTGGTTTGAGGGCAAGCGGCTTTGCTCAAACGTCTGGGATTCAACTTGCTGTTTTTACCCGGACCTTGAGCAGATTGAGTACAGCATCAACAACGGGCGCCTCGCCACCGTCCGTGACTGCATGGAAGCACGTTTAACAGCTTAATAACCGGGGGCTTCGGCCCCCAATCAGGAGAACAACATGGAAGAGTTTCAAGCAATGGATAACGTCATAAGCCGTTTCTTCGGCAACACCCAAAGCAAAAAGCGCGAACCACGGGCAATGTACACGTCGATGTCGGTACATAACATTGTGTCGGTCATCATTTCGGAGCCCGAGCTACTTGAGAAAGCAGCCTGCCAAACGATGGACATCACCTTCATTGCCGAGAATGGCGAACGGGTCCGAATCGTGGTATTCGGCGACAACATCGACGTCGTAAGGAGTGAGAATGAAAATCCAAGTGCGGCATGACCCAAATCCCCTGGACACGCGCTCGTATGACTGGCGTGCTGTCCAAGAAGGCTACCAGCAGGGCGATCGGATCGGCTGGGGGCGGACAAAGCTCCAGGCCATTCGGGACCTGCTTACCCAACTTGAGATGGACCCCGAAACAAAGGTGTCGGTTAAGGAGATAAAGACATGAGCATGCCAGAGATCGTAAAGCGCACGATTCAGCAAGCCATCAAGCTGCTTGATGCGTCAGGCGTTAAGTACAAAATTATTGACCTGGATGGGAATGAATTTGGTACGTTGACTGTTTCCAACCCTAAAAAGACAAACAAAAACTATGCACATCCGCCGGGAACGATGTTTCGTTACTACCATCCTTTAATAAAAAACATGCAGGTCGGTGATGTTGTAGTTATTGAGTCAGGTGAGTTTGCCCCCAAAAGCCTTCAAGGGGCGCTCACTTCATGGGCTACGGCACAGTGGGGAAAAGGGTCCTACAAGACCTGCATCATTGAGTCCAATATTGAAATTCTTCGCTGTGCATAGGAGGGATCATGGGAGAAATGAACCCCGGCCTTCGCGTGCGTGTCGGTAAGAAGCTTGGCATCCTTGAACATCTTCACCCCGACGGGACCTGCGCAGTCCGATTGATCAACGAAAACGAGTGGCCGTTTCCCGAGTGGGTTTACGTCCACCAGTCCCAGGTTAAACGAGCTTACCAACCAAAAAGGAACTTAGATGAGTACGAAGAAGCCCCCTACTGACCGATTCGATTTGTTTGCTGCAGCAGCCCTCCAGGGGTTGCTTGCCGGTGGCATTTCAAACTACAACAAGCCCGATGGAACCCCGATCGAGAGCCGCAAGGACCTTGCCGAGGTTTGTTTCTCTTACGCAAAATTTATGGTGGAACATGATCCAGATCAACTCTAATAGCAAGCATGTAATCATCGAGATCGAGTCCTTCCCGGTCCAATTCCTCAAAGACTGGGACGAGGTCAACGAGTTCATCGACGCGCTACAGAAGGTGGCCATGGAAACCTTTGGAAAGCCCTGGGAAAATCATGGATGAGCGCATCTACGACTCAAGACCGAACGTGATTGATCGCTGGCGCAAGTTCCCCCAGCCTCACGACCCTAACCGAACCGAGCCTCTTGTTTCACCGAACTTCACCCCACCATCGGAGGACCCATACTATGTCAACAAATGGACAAAATTCCGCGAAGAAAACGCGACGGGTGCGTGGTTCGAGCGGCAGAGAAGCGATCGACAGAGTAGCGAAAGCAGAACTCTGGAGGCTGAGGCAGATCGAAGTAATGTACTTCGCCCTTCAAATGGCGATCATCGAGAAGACCGAGCTAAAAGACCGCATCGAAAAGCTTCAGCCCGATCATCCGATGGAGCTTGATCACATTATTCAGGACTACATCACGGATCGGGTCTCAAGGTTTGCCAATTGAAGGATTACGACCCTTTCCCTGAGATCACAAAGGCATACCAGGAAGCCAAGCTTGCCGTGCAAAAGAACACTGACGTGGACTACGCACTACGCAAGCTTGCCCTGGTCGTGCTTGAACTTCGATTGCAAAAACAGAAAGAGAAAGCCAAATGATGATTACTGTCGGGATGTTCACCCGATCATCGAGGGAGTGGTCTTTATTGACCGGCGTTCCCAGGACAACGATTGAGTACAGGGTCAATGCAGGCTGGGATACCGATCGACTCTTCACGCGCAAGGACTGGGTACTCGAGGGCAATAAGCGCTGCACAAAGTGCCATGCCGTCAAACCCATCAAGGAGTTCTACAAGCGATCCGGCCGCCCAGGCTATTTAGCACACTGTAAGGAGTGCAGGAAGCATTATGGAAAAGTACGTTATCAGCAACGGGTATGAGGGGCTAGGCGACCGCCTGCAATGCCTGTCTTACTGCTTGGATTTCGCGCTCAAGCACAATCGAATACTCAAGGTTAACTGGCTCGACAATGTATGGAACGGCCGGTTTTGCTCTTACTTCCATCTCGTAGATGTCCCGTATACGGATGAAAAAATATCGCTCATCGGCAAGTCAGTATGGCCCCCCATCTGGGAGGCTTTGGGCCAAAATAGCTTGGGCGATTGGGTATACGACATCAAGGAGGAAAAGCTTTCGCCAAGCACTTATGACGTGATCGTACACTCTGGTATTGGCTTCAGGGTTTGGAACATGCCACTGCTTGCAAGGCACCTACGGGTCAGTTTTGAAATTGCAGGCAAAGTCAAAAAGCATGACGTGGTCGTGCATTTGCGAGGGACCGATCGATACAACGAAGGATCAAGCTTGTTTGATCTTTACGGCGAATCGGGTGATGCCCATGTCATAACCGATGACACAAGACTTGCCCAGCAATGGGCCGAAATCAGCCCAGAATCGACAATCTCATGCGCGGGCATAGAAGGACATCGGCCAGTCCACAAAACAAAGCCAGAGAACTTTTATGACCGCAACTCAAAAGCCATCATTGACTTCATGACGATCGCCATAGCAGGCGAGGCTTATTCCAACAACCCGGAGAGCCTGTTCTTCAAGATGGCAAGGAGCCTTGGAACCCCGGAGCTTATGCTTACATCCGCTCCGGAGGAAAAGTCCAAAAGGGCCCAATACTTTATTCGGGCAACGTAATCGTCCGCTGAGGCCTATAGCGGTCGTATAGCTCGGTTAAGGCTGGGACTGCTGCAGTTGTTGCAAGTCCAACCCCGCGGGTTACCGGTGTCGGAATAAGGCTTGCAGCACCACCTAAGGCGCCGATCGCACTTAAAGCTGCGCCAGGGTAATCGCCCTGCATGTAACGGTCATAGGCGTCATAGGCCGAATAGCCTGCGCCTGCGCCGCCTAGAGCGCCCATCGCAGTACCTTTAAGCATTCCTGCCATCCTGCCGCTAGGACGCGCTGCACGCTCTACAGGCAAGCCTTGGCGGGGCTCTCCCATGACGGGTGCGTTCTTAGCGCGATCAATAAGACGTTGGGAAAGCTGTGCAGGTTCATCAGGGCCTGGAATCCCGTAAAGCTTGGCCATCCTTCCTGAGATCTTGCCTTGAGGCATAGCCCTTCGATAATCGGTAGCTGCCTCAGAGACGGTCTCGACCCCAGGCTTTACATAGCCTGTGACTTTGCTACCCCACTTTGCGCCAGAAGTCATGCCGTCAGCAACCCTTGCGAGGTTCTGGTCCCTAGCGGCCTTCTGAGCCTCTTGGAAGGCATCAAAGCGCCTTTGCTGCATACCACGCTTAACATCGGCTCCAATCCCGCTTAAAAGGGCTCCAGCAGGGGCTCCAGCGGCTGCAGACATGGCACGGCCAATGGCAGGATCATCGGGCTGATTGATCTGCATTTGATCGATCTGCTGAGCAAGCCTTCTTGCTTCAGCAACTGCTTCGCTTTCGGGCGGTTCGCCCTCTTGGCTTGGCTGCGCGGTAGCACCGCCTTCAAGCTGCTGCTTAAGTCTTCTTGCTTGGCCAACAGCGTCAAATGGATAAACCGAATTGACTTGATCGGCATAATCCATGTTGGGCGGGTTGTCCATCTTGGCAAGCTTTGGCCCGCCGTTATAACCGACCAAAGCCTTTCGGACATCGCCACCAGTAAAGTCGAGCATTTCCTTGAGGTACATGACCCCGCCGCGGATGTTGTCGTCCATCTTCTTTGGATTAACGCCTAAACCCTTAGCGGTGGCAGGCATAAGCTGCATGACGCCAATGGCTCCGGCAGGGCTCTTTGCAGCCTGGGAGAAGCCAGACTCGACTTGGGCAACGGCAAGGGCTAGTTGGGGATCAACGCCCTCTTGCTCAGCGGCCTTGATGACCTTATCGGCTATGCGTCGCTGGGACTCGTTAAGCTTTTCAAGATCGACCATTTAGACCCCCGCTACTTTTCTAGCCTCGGCAAGCCTGCCCCTTGTCTCAGGGAAGAACTCACGCATCGTACCCTCAAGGGAGTTGACGTAATTCGCACGAATACGCTTGTACTCATCCGAGTCATACATCTGCCTTGGGTCGTATTGCTTAGCCTCAGAGCGTTTTCTTAAGAGATCGCCAACCTGCTTATCAAACTTGGCCATCTCTTGAAGGGCCAGGGTCTTTGCGAGATAGGCTTTGATCGGGTCATTCGAGAGGCTTGGCAAAAGCTGGCTGAACAGGACCCGCTCGTAGTTGGATACCTGACCCTCGCCCTTGCGCTCGGCCTTGTTTAACAGAGCGTCAAGTCTGCGCTCAGACTGCAAGAGCATTGACGCTGCATCTAAGCCTTGCTGCTGCAGGTATTTTTGAGCCTCGTCGTTCGAGATGCCGCGTTCTTTTGCAACCCTTGCAACCATCTCAGGGTTGGCTCTCACGAGTCGTCTCATGCCATCTTCAAAGCCTCCGATGGTGACGTTCGTGCTGCCAACGCGAATACCTTCCTTGAGGAATTGCGCAAGTGCGTACTGACCTCCAGGCTTATTGAAAATGCCAACCGCATAGGGGTACGCCGAGGCTAGTTGCATCATCTGCTTGGCTTCTTGCTGTAGGGAGTCAGCCTTGTCGTAGCGGGTAAGGATTGGAGTTCTAGCCTCCTTGACTTCCCCGGTCAGCATCGAGATGTTCTCTTCGGTCTGCTTGGACTCTGCCTTTTGGCGCTGCTCTCTTTCGCCTGCAGTCTCGAATCTTGGCCCTTGCGCAGGAGCCCCTTGAGATGGCTGCATAGCAGGTTGCTGAGCAGGTGCTATAGGTGTTGAATCGAGTGGCCTTGATGGAGCGATTGCCCCGATCCTTTCGCCAAGGCCTGGGATCTTGCTGACGATGAACTTGGCGGCCTCTGTCTGACCGCCTTTATCCATAATCTCGTCGTACTTCATCCAGTCGCCAAGAGGCATCTTGATCTCGCCGCTAAAGTTACCAAGGTTTAACTGACGCTCAATCGGCTTGGCAAGTTCAACTGGGTTATAGATTCGCTGACCGGTATCGGGTCTATAGAAAGAACCTTCGCCTCCAGGCAAGAAGTTTTTGCGATAGTCTTCTCTGGCTTGCATGATCTGGCTATAAAGCTTCTCGCCTGCGGGACCAAGCCTCCTTGTAATCGCCAAGAGACGCAAGGGATCAACGTCCATCTCACGACGCGCCTGCGGGTTGCCAACCGCGGCTTCAGCAGAGGCTCCCGATCCAGGGGCGGCTTGAACATTAGCCCCGGGCTCCCCAACCCCGTACATACTCGCAATACGATCGGCCTCTTCTTGTTGGGCCATAGCAAGACGATTAGCGGCCAGTTCGGTCCGCATCTTCATCATGGAGGGCATCATCTTCTCTTGCTCACCACGCTGCCTTGTCGCTTCTGCGCCCACATTGGCAAAAGCGCTTCCAAGCGATCCAGTTGCAGTAGGTTGGCCAAAAGCAAAAAGCAGTCGAGATATGTCGTAACCCTGGCCACTGATCCTTTGCTCGAGAGCATTGATCATGTCTTGCGTGGCTTTTAGGTAGTCCTGTTTAGCTGAACTAAGACCGTCAGGAGCGGCCTGTCCCAGCCCTCCCGGAGAAGGCTGTCGATTGACGGGTATTTGAAAGCCAGAAGGGGGCGTAATGCCCGTGCCGCCACCCATCTCTTCGGCATCCTCGCCCTGCAATATTTCGAGAGCCATCGTTATCTCCGATTAAGTCCAAGTCGGGTCTTCAATATTCCCGGTATTCGGCAGGCCGCTATCTGAGCTAAATAGCCCCATGTTTTTCAGTGTGTCGACCAGCCCTTTGCCAGCATTGATTAGACCTTGTGCGGCAGAGATGCCCTGGCCACTTGAGCCAGTAGGCGCAAATAAGCCAGCAATAGATCCCAGGGTCTGTAAGCCAGACGGACTGTATTGAAGACCTGCCAGAGGACCCTTGTAAGTCGACGCCGTTTCAGTAGGCATCGTATAGCCCCTCAGAAGCCCTGAGACAGCCTGTGCTGTTTGCAATGGGAAGTTCTCTTCGCCTTGCTCGATCGCCTGCTGCTGGGCTCCTAATGAGGCCAGATTCTGCAATTCTGCGATGTTGGTACCCGAGGCAATCTGACCCAGGCCGCCCATTACGCCTGCACCTTGAAGGTAACGTGCAAGATCTGTCTGCGCCGCTTTGGTGGCTGCGTCATAACCAGAGGCAAGGGCGCCAGTCTGCTTGCCAAGAATATCCGCCAGGACATCCCTGCCGACAATCCCTGCAGACTGCAGAGCCCTTTGACTACCAAAGCCGCCAGAGCCTACAGCCGCGCCAGTGATGGATGGCAAAGCCTCTTGTAGCTGCCTTTGGCCAAGCCTTTCAATCTCACCAACGACGTCTTTGATGTAGGGGTTCATGTAACCGCCACCCATCGTGACCTTCTGGCCGGTCGTGGGGTCGGTTACTTGATAGCCTTCAAGCTGTTGAGCAGTCGTTACACCAGACAAGCCGCCAAGGCGGGATGCCTGATCTAGGTAATTTTGAGCGCCGAACGATTTCCCTTTGGCTTGATCAAAGGCTTCAGTCTGAAGTGCTTGTTCACCGATGTACTTGGGCGCATTTGCACCTAAAAAGCCCTCGCCTGCTTTACCAATTTCTTTAAGATAATCGGTATAGAACTCAGGCGCTGTTGTCTTTTGCGACTGCGTAATATCGACAGGCGGTGGGGCTGACCCTTGAGTCCAATCGAAAGGCATGATTACCTCGCTTCTTTCAAGTAAGCCAGAGGCGACTTAGCCTTTGGCGGAATTTTGTTCAAAGGTGCTGAACGCTTGTGTTTACGGATCGCCTCGCGGAACTTATCAAGCTTTGCGGCACCTTCCTTCGAAGATCCATCACCAAGCGCTGCAACAATGTCGGCGTCCATAACGTACTCACCGTCAGCCAACAGAGCGGGAATAAGATCGTCTTGACCGCCTCCAGCACCACCAACCGCATAACCTTGCATTCTCCGTGAATCTGGCGTTCCTGCAAAGCCATTGGTCTCAGCCATCTTCATAAGACCGCCCATAGCCTTCTCTTCGGGTTTATCCGGTTGGCCACCTGTCTTGGGCTGACCACCCATAAGCTCGTCAGCGTCAATCTGCTCAAGGCCACCTTTGACGTCCGTAGGGGCCTCATTTTCAAGCAAATCAATCTTGGCTGACTTAGCGATCTGATTGATCAGGGTCTTGCTGATACCCATGCGCACCAGTTGCTGGACCAATCCCTCAGGGAGGTTGGAGATGGTTTTCTCTTTCATGATCGGAGCCGCCGCCAAAGTCGTGGGTGTAAGTGATGGGACATTCTTGAATCCTTTGTACTGGCTACTTAATCCGGTTTGATAAGAGGGTTGGTAAGCGCCGCCTCCTGTTCCCGTGCCGGTTCCTGTGCCGGTTCCTGTGCCGGTTCCTGTGCCCGTACCGGTTCCTGTTCCGGTTCCTGTTCCCGTTCCAGTTCCGGTCCCTGTACCAGTGCCAGTTCCAGTGCCTGTGCCCGTACCAGTCCCAGTCCCTGTTCCCGTTCCGGTTCCGGTCCCTGTTCCCGTACCCGTTCCCGTACCTGTACCAGTCCCTGTACCCGTTCCGGTTCCGGTACCTGTTCCCGTACCGGTGCCAGTTCCAGTCCCAGTTCCAGTTCCAGTTCCGGTTCCTGTCCCGGTGCCTGTTCCGGTGCCTGTTCCGGTCCCTGTACCTGTACCGGTCCCAGTGCCTGTCCCAGTGCCAGTACCGGTTCCGGTCCCAGTCCCCGTACCCGTTCCGGTACCCGTCCCAGTTCCGGTCCCAGTGCCTGTCCCAGTGCCAGTTCCAGTTCCGGTACCTGTTCCCGTACCGGTGCCTGTTCCGGTCCCTGTACCCGTACCGGTGCCTGTACCGGTTCCGGTGCCAGTGCCTGTACTCGTTCCTGTACCTGTACCTGTTCCAGTGCCTGTTCCAGATCCAGTACCGGTTCCGGTGCCTGTGCCTGTCCCAGTTCCCGTACCGGTGCCTGTACCAGTGCCTGTACCCGTACCTGTTCCTGTCCCAGTTCCTGTACCGGTTCCTGTGCCGGTTCCTGTCCCTGTACCCGTACCAGTTCCGGTTCCTGTCCCGGTGCCAGTCCCTGTACCTGTGCCCGTGCCGGTACCAGTCCCTGTTCCCGTTCCAGTACCCGTACCCGTTCCCGTACCTGTTCCAGTGCCTGTACCCGTTCCTGTTCCTGTTCCCGTCTTTACGCCGGAAACCTCAGCGTTGACTGCGTCCTGAGTGGCTTGGTCAATTCCACCGGTTATGTCATTGATCTGCTGGTCAACAGATAAATTGCCAGTTGGAGGTTGAGAGCTTTTCCAAGCACTCAAGAACCCGCCGAGATCTTTTTCAAGATCCGACAGGGATCGGGTTCTTGCATACTTAAGCTCTTCATCCGTTCCTGGACGGCCATAGACCTTGTTGAAAATGTATTGGTAAGCGTAATCAGAGGCTTTAGGTTTATCGCCAGCAGGTCCCGTAACACCGGATGGATTCCTGGCCCTGATCGCCTCTTCCATCGTGTCATAGACCTTGCCATTAACCGTGCGCATCCTTGTGTTGATGTCAGAAGCAAGATCTTGGGTTCCTAGTCTGCTATCACCGAACTTTTGCGACAGGCCGCTTGTAATAGCGCCATAGTCGGCACCGCTTCTTGTGCGGTCTACGACCTTGCTTTCATAAATATTCGTTCTTGGCTCACCACCAACCATCGTAAAGCCAACGCGAAGATTGGAGCCTGCATCCGAAAGCTGTTTGTTAAGATTGTTAGCAACCTCTTCCTGTGACTTTCCTTGTGCCAGCAACTCATCGCCAAGCTTCTTCATGGCCTCGGATTGCGTCAATTCCAACCCTCCGCCATCGCTAGGCGTTCCGCCTCCAGTGGTCCCGCCGCCAGGAGTTTCTCCTCCTGGAGTTCCTCCTCCTGGGGTTCCGCCGCCAGGGGTGCCACCCGCTGGTGTTCCGCCTCCAGGGGTCCCACCGGTAATCTGAGATAACCCGCCTTCAGGAGTACCCCCGCCAGGGGTACCACCGGTTATTTGCGACAACGCCCCTCCAGAAGTGTCTTGGCTAGTATCGCCAGTTACCTGGGAAAGACCGCCTCCAGAGGTCGCGCCGCCAGAAGTTCCCCCTCCGGCTGGGCCCGTGACCTTGGGCTTGTTTGGGTCATCAACATTGAACGACGTGTCAATTGTGATGGGCTCGGGGAAGTAAATCTGTTCAACCCACTTCAGGTTTGGATCGGTATTGAGTTCCTGCTTGGTAGCGTACTTGACGTTATTGAACTCATCGACATAAGGGAAGCTTTGCGTAAACTCGTTATAGGGTAATTGCTTGGCAAACTGATCCGTTGTGATGTTTTTTGCTATGTCTTTTTGCTTGAGGGCGTTGTTTTGCTCAGGCGTTAACTCGACTTGAAAGGTCTCATCATTTAAGTCAACGATCGTGGCTGAGCCATCAGATTTGTTAACAACGCTATACAGATTGCCGGACGAATCGGTGCCGATGTTGTTAGAGCTTGAAAGCGTGAAACCAGGAATACCAAGCGCATCAAACACCGGTGCAAGATCAAAATCTGCGCCTTGAGACCCAAGCGTTCCACCACCGGTTGGGCTGCCGCCTACGATAGCTGTGGCGCCCCCAAGTCCGCCGGTTGCACCCGTATCACCAAGGTTGATGACTGTTCCGCCACCAAACTGACCCGCGGCGTTCGGTGGCCCGAAAGCTGCAACCATGTCTTGATAAGCAGGCGATCCAGGGCTTATATCAAGACCGATATGTGTGCCAAGATAAGCAGCGATGTCCTGTGCTGAATAACCCGCGCTTTTAAGATCATTGATAGCTGACGATATGCCGCCTGTAGACGTAATCTTGCCGCTCATTTCGCGATAATCAGGAGCCACGCCAGAAACATCAGCGCGGAAAGAGCCTCCGCCAACATCAGAAACCTTCTGCAAGCCACCGGAAAGCGAATCGTCTCCAATCACATAATCAAGAGGTCCCGAACCACTAACTACCGAATCATTTCCAAGGTCGCCGGTAACTGTGCTTAATTGAGTTCCTTCTCCGCCGGTGACGTTGTATTCGTCAATAACATTTGGACTTCCTGAGGCCAGGGTCTTTATGCCGGCAGACAAAAATTCGTACGGGTTCTTCGATTGTGAAGCGCTGTAAGCAGTTTTCAGCGCCTTGTCGACAAGCGCTTTATCAAGTCCGGAGGCATTGGCAATCTCAGTGGCGGCCATATCAAGGCCAGTATTGATTCCATAAGTTGCTGCTGCGTTCTTAATCAGGCTTTCAAGATCCGCCCCGCCAAGTGCTTTTAAGGCTGTAGAGGCGGCCATACCCTGCAGTGGTGAAAGGCCCAGGCCTGCAGCACCCCCCGAAACAACCATGGCGGCCATGTTGAGAATCGGGGATAAATTCTCTAAGAGCGTTCCGCCTCGTTGAGAAGTGCCTAAGCCAACGTTAACAATCTTGCCGGTGTCATCGACCGTGATGTTCTGACCTAGCAGCGTTCCTTTGTTGCCAATGTCATAAGCGTTTGCAAAGGTCGAATACGTCCCCAGGTTCTCATAAAGCGGGTTGCCTTCGTTGTCGTAACCAACAAGCTTTTTGTCGGCAGACCAAACCGAAGGATTGGTAAGAGCATCGCTACCCTCGCCCTGAGAGTAGATGGGGTTCTTAGCAAAACCCAGTTGCTCAAGCGCATAAGGATCAAGCTGCGTACCGATCAGACCCTTGCCTGAGGTTGCAAGCTGATTAGCAATATTCTGAATATTGGCCGCGTTTGTTGGGTCTTTATTGAAGTCAAATCGCAAAGACGTGGGCTGAACTGTCGATTGCTGAACTGCCGCCTGCTGAAGAGGCGAAGTGGTTTGAGAGCTAACGGGCAATCCTTTAAGCCCTTGCTCATCAAGTTCCTGCTCAGATTGCAGGCCGCCGATATTCTCTCTAAAAGGCATCAGTTCACCGCGTTATTGAATGCAAGCGCCCAGTCCTGCCACCGGCTAAACCCGGCTGGAGAAGGTACGCCATAGTTGGAAAACAACGCAATCGAGCAAATAGACAGAGCGAAGTCCTGCCACCGATCCTCGGGGACTGGCCACATAAGCTGTTGCGCTTCGTACTGCTCAGCAATCAAAGCACTCCAGTAAGGCCATTCGATGTTCCGGGGATCGTAATACTGCGTCATGGCGTGTAGCCTCTGACGTCGCCCATATCGGCAGACAACAAGATGCGACCGGCTTGATAGTTGCCGTTCACGGTATTGCTCTCAAACTTGAGTCGTATCTCACGCCTTTGCTCTCGCATGTCAATCTTAGTCGTCGTCGGGCTAAATGGATAGGCGTCTGACGTGACATCAGCGGCCTGAGCATAGGGTCTACCAATCACATAGAGGTTCATGTCCCCTACCTGCAGGAAGTCAGGCTCTACGCGCTCAAAGTGGGTCCAGAAGTTATCCCCGATGGGTACCTCTTGTGCTGGGTTGCCAGTAACCCACGACAGGTCATGCGTTGTGAATGAGGACTGAATAGCAGTAATGTTCGGGCCATCAACCTCGTCATAGCCGATCTCATGCTGCCAAAGCTTGATGTAGCCCGAGTAGTTCGTTGTGCCGGCCATGACCGGATAGCGAAAGACGTTTGAGAAGTAACCCGAAGAACGATAAGCCCCAGGCGCAGAGCCTGCGTCGTACCAAGTCTTTTCTCTGACGTTGTAAATGACTGCGTCAGTACACTCGGTAGCCGACCCTCGAGGATAGAACCACCAGATCTCACCGTACCGGGGGACCTTGCACGCCCAGACCTTCTGACGTTGCGCATAGTTCAGATTGTCGAAGAAATAGTTCTGGTTCATGTCGTTAGGAATTTCCTGGACGACACCGTTGTACATCAGGAATCGATCGACGCCGCACCAGTAATAAATGCCGTCGTACTCGATAACAGACTGCGATGAAAGGATCGAAGACTGCGAGGAGATGATGTCGTAGCGCCAGAACTGGGCAGGCGTACCAACGCCACCAAGGTAAGACACCCTAATGAGTGAGTCGAGCGACCAAAACAAACCAGACGGCGCATTGGTACCACCTCGGACAGGCAGGCCCTTTACGATCTTTCCGGTTGCGACGTTGGTCTCATTAGCGTCAGCGCTGTTCCAATCAAGAGGCTTGCCTGCAGAGTTGTTCTTGATCAGCCCTGCATCGCCATAAACAAAGATGTAGGGGTGCAAGGCAACGACACCACCCGAGACCGAGATCGTATTACCCGTCGGCGACGTACCTTCAATATCTCTCAAAGCTGAGAGCACGGTCCCGTTGATCGGCCCATAAAGGACAGGCGTATCGGCTGTGCTGTCAATCTCAGTGAGGTTATGGCCAGGATGCGCAAGCAATAGATTGACACCGCCCGTAACGTCATAGGAAGTGTCGAACTGATAAAGATTCGTGGAATCAGCAGAAAAGCTTGATGCGATCGTTGCAACAGGGATAGAGAAACCCGCTCCCGTTCCGCCAATCGTTGAAGCTGCCGCGGTCAGTGAGTTACCTACCGCATAACCGACACCGCCTTGAGTTAGGGTGACAGTGGTTACAACACCGCCAGCCACCGTGATAGTGGCCTTTGCGCCGGTGCCTGCGCCGCCAGTTAAGGCGACGTTGCTATAAGTGCCCGTGGTATATCCGCTGCCAGGAACAATGACGCCAAGCGTTAAGACTTGGCCATTGAAGGTAAAGTCAGAGACGCCTGATCCGACGCCGTTGTTATCGACACCGATGACTTGTACGCCGCCTGACCAGCCCGTGAAGATGTTATTGATACCGTTTGTGGAATCGACAAACATCCCGCGGACAAGCCCTCTGATCTGCTGGGAGATACGACTGTAGCCCTGGGTCTTTCTGGGCCTTCCTCGTTGAAAGCGAACCCATTGGCCATCAGAGTATTGATCGCCGTCCAGGGTTGTACCGTCCCGGCGTATTCCGGGCTTGGTATTGATCGAGATGACTTTTTCAGTCATTAGATCGAACCTCCAGAGATCAGCGTCGTCGTAAAGCCGGATGAGCTAAAGGTCCCGATCTTAGTTCCAAGGACGGAGACGTTCAGTTCGCCTGCGCCGCTTCGATAGATACCCGTACTGGGCTCTGCGTTAAAGCGAAGTGCAGGCACTGAGGCCGTCCCGTTAACAAGCTCCAGAGAAAGGGCCCCGACAATCGCGCTATTGGCGTTCAGGACGTTCACAGAGTCGCAGACAAGGATAGACTGCGCACCGGCTGAGATCGTCGTTGTAAGGCCCCCTACGACCCCTGTCGTGAAGGTAACCGAGCCTGTCGTGGCGTTTAAGACGTAGTAAACCTGAACCGTCGCTGGGACGACAATATTCACCGATCCTGAAAGCGTACCTGTGACCTTAATGATCGTGTTGGAGGCTTGCGTAGGCGTGAGGGTGTAAGTCCCCGAGACGACAGGATAGGTAAGCTGTGTGAAGGCAAAGGTCGTTGATTGGCCAAGGCCGATCGTATAAAAGCTAACGCCTGAGCATAGAATGATCGCAGAGTCTGCAGGCTGCATCGTAAGCGTTGCTTCGCCATTGATCAGGTCCGAGCCATTGGGATCAACAGTTAAGAGGCCTGAACCACCATTTCGCAGCAAGAAGAACCAGTTATCGCCTACCGAAGCAGCCGAAGGCAGGTTGATAGTGCCTGCGCCGCCATTCCAGACATAGGACAGGGCTCGATCACTTGCTGTGGCTGTGTAGGTCGCTGCAATCGTTGTGACTGGGTGAGCCTGATTAAGCGTTGAAGCAATCGCTAACAGGCCATTGCCTGCAAGTGTTGAGGCATCAGGGCTAGAGGTACCAACACCGAATGCAATAGTCGACCAAGTGCCTGCAGCGGTTGAATTGGCTGTGATGTAAATGTACTTAGCTTCGCCGCTTGCAATCGAAACGATGGTCCCGCCTGCATAGTCCTTGACGGTAAAAGTATTAGCTCCCGTGTTTCGAATGAGCGCATCAGTGCCTACCGAGGTCTGATTGGCAGGTGGCATTAAAAGGCTGAGAGAAGCCGAAGAGGCCGAGACGTTCATGATCCTGGCGGCGTAATTGCCTGAGGTATCAACCTCAACCGGCCAGGATAGGGTCGTATCAGCCGTTAGTGTGATCGAGCGATAGGAGACATCGGTAGGCTGAATGACCTGACCGGTGAATGCGCTGGTATACGTTGTCATTTAGACCTCTCTTACTTGCGTCTGCCTGTCGATCGTGCGCGTATCGTTCTCAAGCTTCAGCGTCTGAATTGCTCGGTCGTACATGGCTTGCCATAGTTGGACGCGAGAATCGTTCTTCAAAAACGGCATGGCCTGCAATAAGGTGCCGTAGAGCATGGCTTGAGGCGCATTTTCGGTCCAAAAGTTCACCTGATTGGTCTCATCCAGTGGTTGGACCTTCTCGTAGTACAGAACTTCGAACGTATAGGCCGCATCAGGGGTAGGTGCGATCAACCAGTTGTTGAAGTTGTAGTCCGCATAGTATTTTGGCTCACCGGTTTGTGTCGGATCGGGCCAATAATTGCGCAAATACTCATATTTACGCAGCAAAACGGGCTTTTTCTCGCCGTTTACCGTGATATTCATCGAAGTTGTCTTGCGCCAACGGGCAGGCTTCGGAATAACAGGGTCTCCTACGACTAAAGTCGACAAGACGGCTTGCTGCTGGCCAAGAATCTTAAGCTCATCAGAGATGATGGACTCAGCCAGCATGATAAATGTTGGGATTTTCTCGAGCGTAGACTGATCAGTGCGCTCCAAGTAGGTCCGCACGTCATTGACCAGCGTGTCGTAAGTCATCTGAGCGGCCATTATCGGTACCTTGCTGTTTTCTCGCGGATCTTTGAGGGTTGAGCGACAAATTGCTTACCGGTCTTGGTACCCTCACGTTTAGCGCGTGTGGTGGCTGCATACTCAGCAGACGAAAGCGCCTCTCGCGCTCTCCGGGGCAGGTACCGTTCTCCGGTGGCCTTAGGCCCTTGCGTGGATGGCTTGCCGGATTTTGTACCCCAATCCTCGCTGGTCCACTTTGAGAGCGAATTATCCGCCTTTTTAGGCCCTTTGTAACCCCCACCTGAGGCTTTGTACTTCTGAGTCGCTAATTGAGCCTTACGGGCGCTCCATTCGCCTGGATCACCGCCCTTACCGGAGGCTTTAACAGAGGCGACGATGCGCTTCCATTTGGCCGGATCTGACTTGGTCGCTGAACTCATCGCATTAATGCGGCCTCAGCCGCCCTCCTACGGGTTAGTCCTGGCAAAACCCTGCCAGCGGCTTTATTCCACTTCAGGCACTCATCCGCGGCACCGTCCCAGTTATCAGCGTCAATACGCTTCTTGAAGGTGCTGATCCGGTAATTGCCAAGGCCACAGTTATAGGCCCAGCTTGTAACCGCTGCCATGCGCCTTGGGAGCGCTTTAGAGAGGCTCGGTGACATCTTGAGCAAACCCCGAACGAAATACTCGACGTGATGGTCTAAGGCGTCCTCGCACTGCTCGAGCGTCCAGATAGTCCCAGGGTTGATGTCAGGGCCCGTAGCACCCCAGCCTATAGTCCAAGGGTGTCCTCTGGTGCCAGGATCGGGATAGGCTTGAACTCGTCCATCGGGCAAACGCTTTGCCAGCCCTTCAAAGGGCTTGATCAGAACATCCTTGCAAAGCTTCTTAGCCTCATTCACGACTTGTTGTACTTCTCAATAGACCGACCTACAAACCAGAACGTAAGCATCATATTCAGCATGGCGAAGTCATCCTCGTCATAGCTCTTGGTTAGGACTTCTGCCCAGTTAGCGTTAGTCTGAAACGCAATCGTCAGGCCAGCAGCTTTGACAGCCACGTATACGCCAAATGCAATCCAAGTAAGACCGGGGCGGGTAATAGCAGTGATAAAAGAAGCCAACCAACCAGCCTCTTTTGCCGTTTGGGCCTGCTCCTTAAAAGCCTCCTTAATCGTGTCCATCTGCGAGATCGAGTAGTCCACATACTTCTCCTCCATCTTGAACTCGCCCCTCATTTTTTCGAGGTCGGTTTGAAGTTGGAACATACTTAACTCATGCTGGCGCTCGTTCTTTTTGTCCAAGAACTTCAGGACTTCCGGGGCGAGGCGGAAGATACCGCCGAAGATGGAACCAAGAAGACCGCCGCTTAGCAGATCAAACATTATCGCTTTCCCATCTTTTCACGCTCTTCAAGCAAACGCACTTTCACTTGAAGCTCGTTGATATGCTGCATGAGTTGCTCTTTCTGCATAGCCCGTTTCTCAGCAGAGATTGGACTATCAGTCGGAACACCTTCCTTGGTAATCAAGGCAGGCATCGCACCTTCGATTTTCGTTAGGCGGGTTGAGAAGTCAGCGACCTGTCCTAAAAGCCACGCAAGCGAGGCCACAATGACCGGGATGACCGCTTTGAGGACGTCGCTCCAGTTCATATGCCAAGCAGGTTCTTCACGAACATAGCGGCTACTCCTGGCCCGAGGAGGACAGCAGCGATCGTGATGTAGAGCAGATACTCAATCTTCTGCATGCGTTTAGAGCCGTCATCAAAGCGCTTTTCGATATTTTCATAACGTTGGGCGCAAACCGCTTCATGGACGGATAATCGAGTTTCCACAGATGGCTCCATAGCTATTCAAGATCAGGGTCCGGGCCAAGATTGTTGAGAAAGTTCAACTTGGCAAGCGTGTATTCGTAGTAGCAATTGCATGCGCCACCTTGTACTGCAGGACACTCGTCAATATGCTGAATGCCATACCGCGGATGCGGAGGATTTACTTCAGGTTCCACTTGGGAAGCTCCTTCCAGGGCCCCAGATCAATCTCATGGCCCCACCTGCACCACTTGCTCCAGCGTAGGAGCCTCCACGAGCAGCGCCTGCGCCACCCGCCCCATAGTTACCGCCAAGACCGCCTGTTGTAGTGCCGGTTCCAGCCGTGCCTGTGGCGCCAGAAGAGCCTCCAGTACCAGCCCCGGCATTACCGGCCGTGAATGTTCCGCCGGTGCCGCTTGAGCCCGTACCGGTTATGCCTACGCCACCACCACCGCCTGCACGAATAGTGTCTGAACCTGCACCGCCACCACCGCCACCACCGGCGCCATTTGATCCGGTCATGTTGAAATCAAGCTTGCAGTTGTACCAAGTGTCTGTCTCGCCCGATAAAGGGAAGACGCCCTTATTGGCTAAGACACCTCCCAAAGGGACGCCCACAAAATCGATGGGAGGCAATATGCCCCAGAGGGTCTGAGCGATGGCGCCTGACGTTACGGTCGTCCAGGTGACACCACCGTCAGTGCTTTTAACGATGGTGCCGCTTGAGCCTATGCAATAAAAGACGCCGTTGTAGTAAGTGGCTCGGTAAAAGTTTGCTGTGGTTCCTGACGTCTGCGTTGTCCAGGTCGTGTAATTAGACGCGTCGGTGGTTCTTAGGATGGTTCCGTTACCGCCGCATGCAATGATGACGCCAGCCGATGGATTGCCGTTATAGGCACCGCTATACAAGAACTCAGTCGTGCCTGATGTCATCAAAGAGTAGCTTACTGTCGGCGGAGTGGGTCCAGAAGGGCTTGTATAAGACTGCCGCAATATGGTTCCAACGGTGCCGAAGAAGAACATGTATGCGGTACCGCCAGCCTGCGCATAAGTGCTTCCAAGTAAAGCGTTAGGTGTGCCTGTTGTGGCTGAGTTATAGACTATCCAGTTATTCCAATTGAATTGAGCGCTGTTAACAATCACGGCGCCATTACTACAGGCTCCGTAGGTATAGCCAGATCCGGCCGTGAGATCGCTCAATGAGAAAATATTCTCAGAAGTTCCTGAGGAAACTGCTGACCATGTCGTGCCGTTATAGGTAACGATTTGACCCGCGGTTCCCGAGGCAATCAGTGGCGTTCCAGCCGCATAGTTCTTCAAGACATAAAGAAATATGTTGCCGCCACCTAGGGTGTAGTCTGTTGTGAATGTCGAGAAGTCGGTGGTCTTGCGGATATATATGCCGTCGCCGTAGTAGTAACCGGTTTGATAGTTCGCAAGCATCCTTGCCTGGAAACCAAAAGCACCAACAGATCCGCCAGGATAAGAGAAGGCCTCAGTACCGCTTGTGCCACCAGCGCCTGAAAAGCCTCCGGCGCCACCACCACCAGAACCGCCCCAGGTTGCGTAGCCTGCTCCGCCACCATTGCCGCCGCCCTGGTTATAAGGGTAGCCGCCAATATTGGCCGATGTAGCCGCTGTGGTCAGGCCTGCATAGGTCGTGTTGACATAGACCCCGCCAAGGCCTCCAGGAGCCCTCAGGAGGACCGTAGCGCCCCTTCTGATCTCGGTATAGCCACCAGCCGTTCCATTGCTTCCTGCGCTTGATGTACCGCCTGCGCCGATCTCTACGGTTAACGTCTCGCCAGGGGTTACGGGTATGTTGTTGCCATAAACAAGAGCGCCACCAGCACCGCCGACGCCGCCATAAGATCCTGTGGCACCGCCTCCGCCGCCTCCGGCTCCAACGGCCGCTGTTGATAAGGAACCAACACCGTTAGGGACGACAAATGAAAACGTCCCCGGCGTGGTGTAAAGCTGTTCCCCGCGGACTGTCTGTCCGGCAAGTAGCTCGAGCAAAAGCATTACTTGCTATCCGTCATGGATATGGTGCCGCGCCAAGTCGTTCCGCCGTCATTGGTAATGAATACCAAGACATCGGTGCCGGAAGCCGTCAGGGTAGGAACAGCGCCATAAGGCCAATCAACAGCCGCAGGCCATGTCTGTGTAAAAGCGCCACCATTGGTAAGGACCATGATGAAGCCACAGCCAGAGCCGCTTGTAGCGGGGTTGCTGAAGGTCCAGGTGATGTTTCCGGTACAGGTAGCGGTGACATAGTTCCCAACCTCCAGATTGACAGTGGTGGCCCCTGTGATGTTTCCTAGGGCGTTCACTGTGAGGGAATAGTCCTTTACCTTAGGGCGAATGACTTCGTTGTCTTGGAAGTTGTTCGTATTCGAAAAGGTGTTCGCGTCCGCAAGGCCTGGGACGGCCAGATTGGTACGAGCACCAGAGGCTGTAGTGCCTCCAGTGCCGCCATTCGTAAGAGCCAGCGTGCCTGCAAGGGTAATGGTCCCTGAGGTCGTTATAGGGCCGCCAGAGGTCGTTAGGCCTGTTGTGCCGCCCGATACAGCGACGCTCGAGACAGTCGCTGTGGAGTTGTTTCCATTGGCTAACAGGAAGACGTTACCGGAGTTGTCCTTTGAGTACAGCTTTCTGTCGGTGACGTTGAGAAACAATTCCGCGACCTGAAGCTGTCCAGCGGTCGCTTGGGTTGTTGCGGTAGTCGAATAAAAAAGCTGAATCGGGGTTCCGGTAGCGCTTGCCATGATTTATTCCGCAGGAGTCTCCTGGTTCTGGGCCTGAGTGGCAATCTTCCCAATCAGGTTGGCCACCTCAACATAGGGCCGCTGTCCAAGAGCGTTGAGGATTTGATTGACTTCATCCAAAGTCAGTTCGATAGTCATAGGGTATCTCCAAGGGTTTCCGCAGCGCTATCAGCAGCACCACTAAGGTCGATAGTTTGCACGGGATCGACCGGAATTTCCACTGGTTGGGGTTGGGGTTCAGGCAGAGGAACTACCTGATGCAAAACGACTGTTCGACCCGTGATCTGTGGCGGGATGCCTTGCAGTGTCTCGGTCTGTGAGTCATAAGCAGGAACGATGACTTCGTAAACGTCATGCTCTTCTAGCCATTCTGGTGTACCAGAAGGCGGAAAGACGTTGCTGATGAACATCTGCTCAAGTTCGCCGGTTTTTATCACGGCATTGTCTTTGATGATTGCGTACATGATTAGCCTAGTGGGAAGGGTCCGGGTGGGAGGTTCGTATTGAAGTTGGAGGTGTAACGAGCAACACCTTTTGTTATACGCAAGTTAGATATATAACCAGCAAAGTTTCCGCTTGCTCCGTTGTCATAAGCACCGACACTAAAGGATGTCGTTAGTGAATTATTACTTGACGGCAATGAGGCCGTTGAATTTCCATTTACAAACAACCTAAACGTATTAGCCTGCCTAGTCACCGCCAAATGGCTCCAAACATTTAATGAAACGGAACCAGCTTCCAAAAAGTTGACGCTTATTGAATTTGCCTGCCATGCAAAACCTGCGACACCATTGTTTATGTCAAATATCCAACTTTGTTGCGCCGTCCCCCACATTGCCGCGACTGTGCTAAAGGTTTTATTAACGGTCGGATACACCCAAGCTTCAATAGTGAAATCACCTGAATTTATATTTAAGAGATCACTATACGGTCTAAGTAAATAATCACTCGTCCCATCAAAATACATTGACCCGTTGCCATACTTGATGACGGTTGTCTGCACCCCGCTATTACCCACCGTCTCCAGATTATTCTTCCCAGTGGCATCTACAATCCCGCCATTCGTGAAGTTGAGTAGGAGAGAGGTGTTGGGTATGGCTGTTGGTGGGGCGGTGGGGACTGTGATATTGCTTGATGAAGTTGGATCGTAAAGCGCCGTACCTTTGAGAACACGAAATCCACTTAGGTAGCCCGTTACATAGTTGCCGGGGTTGGCGTTTGAACCTATATATTGCACCGCATTATTAAACGAGTAACTGTCGGAACTGCTTGATCCGATTGAAACACCATTAAGCCACATCCTGCTTTGGTTGCCGGTATTCCTTGAAATCACCAGATGATTCCAGCTACTAATAGGAATTGAAGCCGAAGCGGAAATGATGTTTGCAACCCCAGCTTTTCCGTAATTGATGGAACCGCTGCTGCCCATCGTAACGTCAATTGAAAATGTGTTTCCACCACCCTGCGTAATGGCAACAGTCGCGGATGTTGTCTGGTAGAACCAGAAATCAACAGTAAAGGCTTGACCTGCTGCGAAATCAAAAATGCTGCTTGCCGGAGTCGTCAAATAATCCGTCGTCCCATCAAAATACCCGCTGCCACCGATCTGACTTGGTATGTAGGATTGCGCTGGTGCGAAGGGGGAGAAGGCTTGGACGGAGGGTGAGCCTCCAAGGGTTATCGTGTAATTGTTTGGGCTATTGTCCTTGAACCGGTTGGATTGACAGGTAAGTAATGCAACAGTCCCGGTAATGGTTTGGGTGGGAACCCCAGAGCCGGTTGATCCGACCGTGGTTGAATTAATTGGCGCAACCGATGGCGTGAACGCACCTGTAAACAGGGCTTGGCCGTTTACAAACCGAATATTGGAAATATAACCAGTTGCCCCTTGTGTTAAAGCGTTACCAGATCCAACAGTTACAGTAGAGCCAATCCCAGTTAAATTATTGGAATTTGCAGTTGATCCGACCGCAGTTCCGTTTTGATAAATTGTCAAGTTTGATGAACTTCTTACAACTGCAACATGATTCCACTGATTTAATGGAAACGCAGTGCTTGCCACCAATCGTTCAGCAACTGAATCCTGGGCAAAAGCTAGAAATCCTGTTGACTTCACATAAAAAGCACAGCCTTGGTTATAAACAGCAATAATCATGCTGTTGCTGGCCGAGAAATTCACCCACGCTTCAATTGTAAAGTCTCCGGTTCCGGGCTGAAAAGCAGACGTTTGCGCTAACTGAAGATTGCTACTCCCGTTGAAATAATTCCCCCACCCAGTCTGACTGAACGGACTAAACGATCCCTGCGTCGTATTCCCATTTCTCGTGACGACAAAGTTGTTAGGACTGCTGTCAATAAAACCGTTGTTCGTCGCTGGAGCGCGAGTTTGGAGGGTGAGGAGGGAGGTGTTAGCGTCTGTGGTGTATGGAGCCGTCGGCACAGAAATAGCGCGTACAGTATTTGAAACACGAACAGAATTGATATAACCAGTCCAATATAGCGCAGCCCAATCAGCAGGTCCAAGCGATCCTATTCTTACCGTTGCATTTTGTGCATTAGTTGATGTAGATGCGGGAGTGCCAACCGACTGACCATTGATATAAAGCGTAAGTGTTGCGCCGTTAAAAGTTACTGCAACGTGAGTCCATGCGTTAATTACCGGTGCTGCGGTGCTTGTGACACGAGTTGCCCCAATCTGGGTATACCAAGCATTAGTTTCTATGCCAACCGCAAATCTAGCAGAATTTCCTGATGTTCCTTGCGCCACTATATATCCATCAGTGCTTACCGTTGGATATGCCCAAGCTTCAACAGTAAAAGAGCCTGATGGAATGACCTGCGTTGCCGTTGAAAGTAAATAATCATTCCCATCAAAATACCCACTACCATTGGTCGTGTCGTAACTGACAAATGGGGAATTTTGCGAGACGGCGGGGGAGCCGCTAACAGTGATCGTCTTAGCGGTTGTTTGTGTATTTGTGTCAAGAAAACGATTGCTTAGACAGGTCAATAAGGAAGTGTTAGTAACTGCTTGCAGGGGTGCGGTGGGGACTGGGTAAGAGGTTCCTGAATAAAGCTGCGTTCCTTTCACAACACGCAAGTTACTTATATAGCCCGTATAAGGATTAGCCGTTGTGGTTTGATAACCAATTAAAACATCATTGGTTGATGAAACGATGCCTGTAGCTGCCGTAGGTGTGCTATCTCTTGAGCCATTCAAATATACGGCTATGTTAGTTCCGTCTGAACTAACAGCAATATGATTCCATCGGTTCTGATTTAATGTTGTTCCACCAGTGTAATCTGTCGTTGTGTTCGTAAATACAAGTTTCCCAGTGGAGTTAATTATCAAACCCCATTCTTGCGTTGCTGATGACCCACGTTTATTAATAATTCCTTGCTGAGTTCCAGTTGTTCCAGTCCAATAAATAAACGCTTCTATCGTAAAAACTGTTGAGTTAGTAAGCTGCAAATCAGCACTGCTTGCAATACTCAAATACGTTGATCCTGAGCCTGTAAAATAATTGCTGTAACTATTCAGATACGGGTTAAACGGTCTTGCACTCACGTCACCGTAAGGCGAGACAACAAAGTTATTCGTACTGGCATCCGACAGAAAGCTGTAGGGCTGTGTGACGGGATTGGGATAGGCTGTACCCTGCACTGCACCTGTCAGCAATAACGTGGTGTAGTTGAAGTATTGATCCCGAACAATCGGCCATGTTCCCGATGACTGCGCGGTGAACTGGTCATCAAGTGTGTAAACGCCCGACGCTGAGTTCTGAGTCGGCGTAACCGCCGGGAGACGGATGATATTGCCTGTGAATTTGCTCATGACTTATCTGGCGTTAGCGAACTGGAAGGGAATTTCTGCAAAGGCAGCGTAGATGTAGGTGCCGCCACTGGCATTTCTGCCTGCGTTAGAGCTTCTGATTTTGAAACCATTTGACAAAAAATCTCTGTCGGCAATAGTTCCTTCACTATTACTAAGGTTTGGATATAGCTCTAGGTCCGCAACATTGTAAGGAGTTCGTTTATTGTCGTACAAGTTCCAGTTTTCTATGGCGTCAGAACGCTTTATCATGATCCAAGCCGGTCTAAACCCGAGGTAAATAAACGGACCATCCGTGGAGCCATTGCCGGTATACGAACCAAAAGCCGAGAAGCCTGGGACTGCGGCGAAGCAGTAGGCGACATGATTGACTCCGTTTGCACCAACACCGGAACCGCCGCCTATATTTACGACCGAAGATGTTGCCAATGACGGGAAAATACTAGAACTTGGTCCTGCCGCTGACGTTGTGTTTAACTTAAGATAATTAGGAGGAGAACCTCCAAGTATGCCGCCTGCATAAAAAAACCAATCCTCTATTCCCAGGGATTTAATAATAACTATCTGTGGTGTCGCTCCAAGACCGTGACCGAATGAAGCTGACGACCCCGTGCCTGTGTATCGGACTACGCTGAACCCAGCCGTCTGACTGGCTCTTACTGTGCTTGTAATAGTTCCGGATGTATTGGTAACCGTTGAGCCGCCAGCGTTCCAGCACCAGCCGACATAGTTTTGACCAGAGGTGTTGGTGTAACCCCCAGCGCCGACATAAGAACCTGCGGTTAACGTAAACCCATTGGAATTAAAAGCAGATAAATAGCCGTAGGTACTATTGTCGTTAATGACACCTTCTGCATCAGTTCCATTTGAGCTTAAAGCTTTGCTGGTTGATCCCGTACTGGGTCCGCGCAAGGTGTCATATAGAAGGTTAGACCAGCTTGACGATCTGTTCTTGACCCAAACCAAATCAGGAGCAAAATCAATCGTGGGAGACTGCGTAGAACCATTGCCAGACCAGATGACAGTATTGAAGTAATCATTCGCCTGCGCTACTGCGACGTTACCGATTCTCGGTGCCGATAAATTCTGCGTACAAAGGGCTTTGAATCCTGATGGTGCGGCGTAAGCAAATGGGCGTTGGCCGAAGTTGACCCAAAAGGTTCCTGTATTATTGCCGCCCAAAAATGCGCTGAACCCCCAGGTTTTACCGGAAGTAACAAGATCCGTGTATGCCGTTCCTTGGCTCACCCCGTTTTTGTAAAAGACAATCGTCCCTGCATCCATATCAACAGCAGCGCCAACAACATCCCCCAAAGCAACCGCACTTCCATACGCCGATCCTGATGTTGCGTATGTTGTTGTTTTGTTGCCGCTGGAAAAAATGTAAGACCTTACTTCAGTAGGCGTTGCATTTGAACGGAGCGTAGCAAGATCAATTAAACCAGCATATCCATATGGAGTCGTCCCCGTGTTCGCCGCAGTTTGACTCACCTCAAAGTACCATTTACCCGAGGTTGGTATGGCAAACGTAGAGGTTACCCACGGATTGGAAACGGATCTATCAAGGACAAAGTCAAGGTTTCCATTGCTATAAGTTATGGTCCCCGTGGTACTTCCTGCCAACGGATTCAGCGTACAGTAATTCCCGATCACCTCACCACCAAGGCCGTTGTCGGGGCTGTAGTAGTTCATCGGCACATCGCGCAAGGAGTCATTACCAGTCCCTGCGGCTACAGAGAAGTTATTGGGTGTCCAGTTATTACCCAATCCCGATGTGTCTTTGCCAAGCGTTGTCGCAGTCGTTCCACTGTTATCAAGGAACTGCAACCTAAAGCCAGTGGTGCCGTAACTGCCCGAATACACTCGGGGTATCCACTGACCTGTTTGTGCGTCTGTTTGGCCGAACGATGATGGGGTTAGGGCTTGGCCGTCAATGAAGTTGACCTCGGCCATGTAGCCATCAAATTTTGAATTGGCGGTTGAGTCCATAGCGCCAATGTTGTGCTGAACATTAGAGTTGAATCCACCCATCGTGTCATTTAACGATGGCGTTGAATTTCCAGATCCAATTGTTGTTGTTTGTTGAATGCCATTTACATATATTTTGCAACGGTCTGCTTGGACTGCTTCGGATGTATTCAGGACAACAACGATGTGATACCAAGCTGACAAATCTCTAAATACAGCCGTGGTGCCAAAAAACCAATAGTTTGACCCACCCCTATCTGTTCCAACAACAATAGTGTTGCTGCCTTCAAACCGAATTCCGCCATGCGGGGTGGCTCCCGGATTGTTTCGCCACATCAATCCCTGGGTTACTCCAAGCGCACTGCGTTTTACCCATCCACTCCAAGTCCACCGCGTCTGATCTCCAGTTGCGGTGAAGGTTCTAGTGAGATTTGTACTATCCGCACTATTAAACCTCAAGCTCCGCTGTACGACATTAGGCGGCAAAGGCCAACGGCCAGCAGCTTGAGCGCTGCCCTGCTCGTCTATATCCCAGATTCCCGGCGCAGAAGATTGCGTGGGCTGCTGAGGGTTGCCTGTAATGTACTGGGCGGTATTGCGGTCGATTGGCATGTTAGGTAATGGCTTCGTAAGAGGCGACTAGCTCAATAGCGCTTGCGGTTCCCGAGGTCACAACGACTGACTGACTGTCCGTGATGTAAAGGGACGTGGTTTTATCCACCACGACCAGGGTCGATCCCGCTGGAACTGTAACCTGATACACAAGCCTGTAGGCCGTGCCGCCACCGGAGATTGCAGAGTTAACCGACACTGTGATTGTCGCCGCTGATGTCGTCACGTTAGATGCCGTGATGAAATCAACGCGATTAACCGTGTTAGTTGCCGGTGTCAGCGCGGTCCAAGTGTTAGCCGTCGTGTTCGCTGGTATCAGATAGCTGGTATTACCAACAATCGAGGTAACGTTAACGATATTTGGAGATGCCATGATTTTTCCTTAGAACCCGAAAATAAGCGACATAGCGATTGCTTTGCCCGTTGTAATGCCACCGCCGCCACCTGCTGCATCAATCGTGATCGTGCCATTACCATTCGTGATGGTGATGTTTGTTCCTGCAGTAAGTGTTGCCTTGCTCAAGCCCCCTGTGGCGGTGTTACCGATCAGCAGTTGGCCATTTGTATAGCTGGTCTGCCCTGTACCGCCGTTGCCAAAGGCTAGTGTGCCCGTTACCCCTGTCGTCAGTGGAAGACCTGTCGCATTGGTTAGCGTGCCGCCCGAGGGCGTTCCCAAGGCGCCGCCATTGACGACAAATGCGCCTGCAGTGCCTACGTTCACGCCAAGGGCTGTAACGACGCCGGTCCCTGTTGTTACTGTCGAAGGCGCTGCTCCCGCTCCACCACCGACCATAAGGGCGTTAAGCGTAAGGGCTGCAGAGCTTGCAATCGACGAACTTCCGGAGAAGTAAGGAATACCACCTGAGTTACCCGCTGTAAGCCCTGTGCCACCATTAGAGACTGCAAGCGTTCCTGCTACCGTAACAGCGCCAGAAGTGGGCGTTGATGGCGTTAAGCCTGTGGTGCCAAACGTAATGCTTGATAAGGATGAAGCTGGCGCAGTGCTCTGCCAAGTCGTGCCGTTAGACGTTAAGACGTTCCCGGGAGTTCCTGGCGCAACTAATTGAACGGCTGCCGTTCCGTTACCAAGAATAACGTTGTTAGCCGTCAGAGAAGTTGCTCCAGTGCCGCCATTGGCCACAGGGAGCGTCCCAGTTGCCGTAGAGACGTTGACCGCGCCTAGGGTCTGCTTGAGTGAGCCGAAGCTGTCAAACGTGCCTTCAAGGCTCCAGGTGTCGTTCGGATTCAGGGTGACTCGAGCGATCGTCCGCTGTGTGCCGTTGTTGTCGTACTTAACAATGACAGTATTAGCGACTGTGTCCTTGTTCTCGATCGTGATCTTTTTGATGATCCGTCGATAACCAGAGGCAGGAGCCGCGACAACCGTGACATCAGTCGTGCCATTCAGGACGCCATCGTTTGCGCCTTCAGCGAAGACCACGCCATTGTTGTCAGCGTAAGAAGCCGTGAAGTCCGGATTGGTCGTCGTGGCCAACCCGGCCATATTGACCTTGATGGTTTTTAGGGTGCTGTCAAGAACAAGAGTTGTCATGTTCGCCTCTTAGCAAAGGAACCAAGCGTAAGCATTACCAGCGCCGCCGCCGCCACCACCGCCTGAAGCATCAATCTGGATACCTCCTGCAGTATTTGTAATTGCAATATTGGCACCTGCCGTTAGTGTTGCTAATGCGAACCCTGTGCCATTTCCGATTAAAAGCTGTCCATTTGTTGGTGTCGCTGAGCTACCGGTGCCGCCGTTTGCGATACCTAAGGTACCCGTGATTTTAGATGCTGCAAGCGAACTAATCCAGCTTGGATTGGTATACGTTCCAGTCGTATAGACACCGTCCGTTACCGTCGCAGCGTTACCCGATACCGATATGCCCCAAGTGCCCGAGGCTCCTGAGCCTGTAGCCGATGGCGCACCGAGTGTGTTGTAAGAGATCGTCCTGGCAGCAGAGCCGTTAAAAGTCGTTCCAGACACGTCTCCGGAGCCAGAATTCGAGAAGGTGACTGAGTTGGTCACACTGCCTGCAGAAGTCGCCGTAGAGGCCGTATTGGCGTTGCCAGAAATCGAAATAGCCCAGGTTCCCGATGCGCCTAAACCAGTAGCAGAAGGAGCGCCAATCGAGTTGTAGGAGATCGTGACAGCAGAAGAGCCATTAAAGGTCGCGCCCGATGCCGAGCCAGATCCCGAGTTGTTGATCGTCAGTGCGTTAACAACAGAGCCGGCAGAGCCGGTCGTGTTTTGGTTAAGCGTTGGGACATCGGCCGCCAGCATGGCCCTGAAGCTTGGCGCACCTGAGGTTCCATTAGGTCCGGCGAAGATGAAGTTCCCTGACGTGGAAGAAGCGCCCGTTCCACCATTAGCGATCGGAACAATGCCTGTCAGGCTGATGTCTGGTGTACCACCACCCGAAGATGCAAGAGGAGCGGTTGCAGTAACGGCGCTGACGCCTGCGCCACCGGCGGTGGCAGAGATCGTAATCGTGCCATTTCCGTTGGTGACCGTAACGTTGGTGCCTGCAGTAATCGTGGCCAGGGAGAAGCCTCCCGAAGCGTTACCGATTAAAAGCTGACCACTTGTAGGTGCGGTTGAACTGCCCGTACCGCCTCTGGCGATCGCCAAAGTTCCCGTAACACCCGTGGAAAGCGGCAGGCCTGTCGCATTAACCAAGGAGATGACTGTAGGCGTTCCAAGGTCTGGCGCAACCAAAACAGGCGAGGTACTGAGAACGACATTACCCGAGCCTGTCGTCGAGTAGGACGTGCCCCAGGCGCTTCCCGTGGAGTTGGGAATACCAGCGCCAGGGTAGACCATCCCGGAGGCTGCTACGGCCCATTTAACGCCTGTGGCGGTCGATGAGTCGGCTGTTAAGACATAGCCGTTTGTGCCGACAGCAAGACGGTTAGATGAGTTAACGCCGTCACCAACGATGATGTCGCCCTTGGCAATGATGGGCGAGAGCGCATTGAAGGCAGACGATGCTGTTGTCTGGCCAGTACCACCGTTAGCGATAGGTACAGCGCCAGAGATTGAGATGGTAGGCGTCGTGCCGCCACTAGAAGCCAATGGCGCCGTAGCGTTAACCGCGGTAACCGTACCAGCACCTGCAGTCGCAGAGATCGTGATCCCGCCTGAGGTGTTTGTGATTGCGATGTTCGTGCCGGCCGTGATGTTAGCGACCGTGTAATTGCCTGCCGAGTTACCGATCAGGATCTGGCCATTCGTGGGAGTCGATGTCGTGCCCGTACCGCCATAGCCGACCTCTAAGGACCCACCCATCGTGATGGTGCCGTTAGAGATGATCGGACCGCCCGTGAAGGTCAGTCCTGTGGTGCCTCCAGAGACGTTAACCGACGTGACTGTGCCTGTTCCTGCGCCTGCGACAAGAGGTCCCCAAAGGCCGTTTGAGTAGCCTTCAAAGACGTTGCTTGTCGTGTTGTAGCGGATTGTTCCGTTTGTTGCTGATACAGCACGTTCCGCGGTGGTTCCTGAAGGGACGACCACGCCGGCAACACCGGGGAGCACGGGGTTAGAGGCAAGACTAATCGTTGGGTTGCCCGCATTGCCGTTTCCATTCGTGACAGCGATCTGGTTAGCGGTGCCTGTAATCGTGAGGAGTTGAGCCCCGCCTGCGAGGTCTCTTCCGATTAAGCCGGCGCCTGAGGTAAGGTTTGCGACGTTCAGCAAGAAGCCTGTCACTGACAGGGTTGGATTGCCTGCAACGCCATCAGCGTTAGTAATTGATAAGCCATTGCCAGAGACGGCTACAGAGCGGCTTAAGACTGTCGTGCCGTTCTTAACAATGATGCCGTCTGATGCCGCAACAAAGGCAGCCAGGACCCCTGCTAGGTTGATTGTCAGCGGGTTCTGTGCGCCACTATCGGTAAGCGATAGGCCTGAACCAACCTGCAGATAACGGCTGTTAGCAAGGCCTGCTTGCTGTGTGGCCGTCAGGAAGGTGAAATTCAGAATGGGGACGGCAGCGATTGCCCCAGTAGTGGTTTGTACGGTCGTACCGTTTTGACTGATAGGCACCGACTCGTTGCCGGTTAGCGCGGCTGCGTTGGGTAGTTCCGTAATTCGCAGATTAGGCATATCAGTCTTCCAGGCCGTCGATGTTGCCGTTCACAGGGACATGGCCCTGCTCAGGCGAGATGATAGACGTGTTATACGGATTTGTAATCAGCGCATCGTGCGTAACCTCGAGCGGCGTATCAGGACGCGGGAAACGCAGCGTAATGCGCTCAGTTTGCCGAGCAGGCAATCGATAGGGGTCGTACTGATCCTTGCACCCTTGGTCGCAAACCATCAGCCCAGGGTAATTCGGGTCCGAGGAAAGCTGCACATAAGCCCTCTTCATGCTGCAGCGACCGCATATAGCGATCGACAGGACCGTGTTGCCATGAGTGTCAAGGAATCTAGGCATTATCGGGCTCTACCCTGCGATGCAAGAGTTGCGCGACGCGAAGCAACGCGTTTGGCAATTTGTTCGGGTGTTTGCTTGCGACCTTTTCTAATATCTGAAAGGCGCTGTTTTAACTCATCCGAAGCTTTCTTGCCTTTGTTAGCCGGAACTCTGCCCAGCATCCAGGGCGTCTCTCTTTTTTGCCCCTTTAATGGGCTGACATAACCATCCGGCCGACTTCTTCCAAGAGCAAGACATGAAAGTTGAAGTTCCGTGGCAGGCCTTCCAGTAAGCGCCTTGCGCATCTTTTCTATGGCCTCCGCGGTCTTTGGCTTACCCTTGGCCGATGCAGACATTTTGGCTTTTATTTCTGGCGTTTTAGGCTTTTTCATGTAAGGCCTCGCCACGCCTTTCAAATTTGGAAAAAGCTCGTCCTTCAAGCCATTTATGAGGCGATTGTAAGCCCATCCATCTGCAGGGTGACCAAATATCTTAAAGCGAACCAAGTGCGTAATAGCGTGATCGATTGGGTGCAAAAGCACAAGGTTTTCGGGCGAATTATCGCCACCCCTGTATCGCGGGACTATATGGTGTTTATGAAAACCGGATAGCAAACTCATGATCGTTATCGTGAATAGTACGATATGTTCGGTGCAAAGTACACGGGCGACCTGTCGCGCTCTTCCTGCTCAGCGTCATAAAGGGCCTTCTCAGCGTACTTTTCAAGCAAAAGGATGCGGTTTTCCTGCACGTCAGGAAGCTCAAGGCTCATTGCATGGGCAAGCATGGCCTGAATGGCCGGAAACCAGCGCTGGGGAACCTCAATAGAGTCCTTTAAGGCGCCTACATCCTCGATCTGGCGCTGTCTCCAGCAGACCATCTGCACAAAACTGTTGTTTGGGACCGGCCACAAGTAGATCTGAGGGTCTAATTTGCGGTCAAACCAGAACTGCAGGGGCTGATTGCTTGGAAAGTTACGGTTCGGCAGGTTCGTGTAGTCGTCTTGGTTGAGCCTTGCCATCGGAATATCCGTGACAGTGGTCCCAAAGTAGACCTCACGCATAACCAGAGTGCCCGAAACGGCTCTCACTCGATAGTATGGGACCGATACCCCAGGCTCAATCGTGAACCATGTCCACTCGTTATCTACCAGGAGTGTCGAGCCAGGGTTCTTAAGCGTACTCCAGGTCGATCCATTGACCGAATACTCGATGATCAGGTTAACCGTCGAGGTGGCTCCAGGCAGAAGGCCTACCATCGTGACGTAGGTATCGCCTGTGTACTGAATAGCAATGTTCCCGCCCGGGGAAGTCTGCGTACAAATGGTCTCGGTGTTCTCATCAAAGGCATTAGAAACCGTTCCGCCAGCAGAAGAGGTATAGGAACCCGAGGGTCTCATCGTCTTTCTGTAAAGCACATTGCGCACGTCCACGGTCCCAACGGGAAGGTCGTAGATGTACTGCAAGGCTTTCATGCCGATGATCGTCTGCTCGACGCACCAGAACTGAATCCCGCGGTTTGCGAGGTTTGATAGCAGGTAGTACAGGTTCTGCTTGGACGCGTTAACCTGCTCGACCGTTAGCTCTTCAGCGACCTTACCGCTTCGCCGTGCTCCGTGATCGATGAGGCTTTGCGTCGTAATGACTGTCTGGCCTACCGTCCCCGATGTGGTCATCTCTACCCCTTAGCATTTCCAGCGCCGCAAAGACGCTTTAGCGCGTTCTGCAGGGCCTTTAGCATTATCAACGACCCCTTGCATCCTGGCGCAGAAAGAGCGCTTCCTAGCGCCTCCTTCGGGCTGTGGAGCCTTTAGGTTTGATCCTGTTTCTCGGTTGTACTTCTCTCGGCCCTTGGCGGTAAGACCCGCGCCTTGAGAGACCGGAAGCTTCTCGCCACGGCCAACCGCAAGGCT